GCGCGAAACGCGGGCCGATCCGCGCGACCAGCGCCGTAAAGGCCTCGCCCCACGCCGCCAGCGCCGTCATGCCGCCCCCCCTCCATCGCTCCGGAGGCATTCTCGCACAACGACGACTGTAGTACTAATTCCTCCGGCGTGCGGTCCTTCAGAACCTTGCAAAATTCAAGTCGGTGTTCAAAAAGCTTCTGCCTAATGAGGTCAACGCCGTCACTGTCAGGCTTACGATGGGCACGGTCCAAATCTCTACGAAGTCTGCCAATCCCAACTTGTAATCGGTGAGCGCGCTCTCCACGCGATAAGACCGGCGACATTGATGCGGGGGCAGCGGGTTTCGGCGTGGTCGGCGTTCCGGCTAAAGATGGGTAGGCCGACTCAAAGGGGACGCCATTGACGAACAAGATATCGTGACTGGCTGATAGAGAGGCGGCAATAATTTTCTGTCCCATCACCTCAAAATGCACTCTGGCAGCGCCATCCGGCGTTATCGCAATGACTGTGCCTTCTTCGTACAATCGATGGGTGAGCCTATCACCGAGCATAAGACGACGACCCGCCACTGGGACACCTCCTCCGGCTACAGAGCTACGTGAACCAGCGAAGGTTTCCATCATCCGTTTCCATTGGATAAACGTCAAGGCAACTCAATGGAACCCGTTCTCATTAAGTTTTTAATGCAGGCCATCTACCCGTCACAGCATGCGCTATAATGCTGAACGTATACAAAAAGCCGTTCCCGAAATTGGAAAATACAATTGGCGGAGTTGTCCACTTTTGGAACCGGGACAGGGCGCGTTATTGGCGACCATGGCCGTGACGTGGAACAGGCAGCGCACAGACTTGAGCGCAATCGCCGTATACGATTAACGGAAGCTACGCTATACCAGCATGGAGCGCGATCCGCAGCGGGATGGTTGCTGGTAATGCCGCTCGATGTGGAGGCGATGGCACGGGCCGACTTGCTACGTATGACCCGTGCGTCGCGCGGAGCGCGGCGGTTCGTGATGACAGCCCGGGAGGACTGGCTTATGAGCAATGGTTGGCGCAAGGCGGAAGTAGCCTGGAAGGGTTAAGAGATATGGCGCACGTAATGACACTCACGAAAGTGGCGGCTTTGGCACGAGTTGTCGACGTTTTAGGACACTTGGACAGCATCAAGTCGGGGGAGCCGTTCAGCCCAGCCTTCCAAAAGTGGCGGCGCGATGCTGAAATTGTCATCCGTCACGTCTTTCCCAACCAACTAGATCATGCTCAAGAATTCGGAGCTATTCTCTACACCAACCCCAATCCGATTATGCGGATAAGCAACGGACTATTTCCGACCGTCTCAGACCCTAATGCTGTCCAGCAGAAAGCCACCTTTTTTGCACGAGGCATGGAAGCGGCGCGTACGCAGTTGGAATCGATACGCGACGAAATCCGTGATTACTGGCTCGATGACAGCGACATGACACGGCATGTGGAGAAGGGAGAGCCGATGACGACGGAACCGCGCATCAGGAATAAGGTATTCATTATCCATGGCCACGACGTTCAGTTGAAGAAGGAAGTGGAGTTGTTTTTGCGGACTATCGGTTTCTCTAGTTTTCGCTAACTGGGGTCGTGCGGCTGAGGCAAGCGCATCGGGCGCGGCCCTCTGGTAGAGTCCGGGTGCTGAGACCGTGACTCGCCGGAGGTGCGCCCGATGCCGGAAGCAGTGTATCGCACGATGACGCTCCTGTGTGCCCTCGTCGCGGGCGTGCCGATCGGCACGAACCTGGGGCTGCTGCACCTGCTGTGGATGCTGGTGCGCGGGCGGCGGCTCGGCGCGCGGGGGGCGCTGTTCCCTGGGCTGGGCGAATGCGGCCTGTCGGCGCGGGCGGTGCGGCGGGCGTGGGCGGCGCTCGGCCAGGGCGGCTGGGCGAGCGGGCCGTTGCTCGCCCGCTGGGGGGCGACCGTGGTGGGGGCGGGCCGCTGGCAGCCGCACACCCACGGCGGCTACCGCCCGGTGGCGGTCGACCTGACCGGCTTCTGGCGGCCCCGGCTGCGCGCCTGCCCCACCAGCCACGACCACGGCATGGCGGGCCGCGCGCTCCCGGCGATCCCCGTCGGCCTCGTCGCGCGGGTCGGCAGCGTCGGGGGCCAGCGGTTGGCGCTGCCGCTGGCGTTCGTGCGCGCCGACGCGGGCGATCCCCGGCCGGCCGGCCATGAGCGCCTGCTGGTGCGCGAGGCGGCCGCGCGGTGCGCGGCCGATGACGTGCTGGTGCTGGATGCGGGCTTCGGGGTGGCGCTCCTCCAGGAGGAGGGCGCGACCCGCTCTGTGGTCCGGCTGGCGAGGAACAGCACCTTCCGCCGCGCCGCGCCCCCGCCCTACGGCGGGCGGGGACGCCCACCGACGCGCGGCACGGTCGTGCGGCCCTTGCCGCGCACCTACCAGGGCCGGCCGATCGCCGCCACCCCGCCCGACCGCGTCGTGACCTGGCCGGAGGGCGACGGCCTCGTGCGCGCCGAGGTCTGGACCACGCTGGTGCGACCCGACGCGGACGCCGCTAGCCCCAGCTTCGCCGTCATCGCCCTGCACGACCCGCGCCATCGGGAGCCGCTGCTCCTCGCGACGCCGCTCGCGTTGGCGCCGCAACAGGCCCGCGATTGCTACGGTGATCGCTGGCCCGTGGAACAACTCCCCTTGGCCGCCAAGCAAATGCTCGGGGCCGCGCGCCAGTTTGTGTCGGCCCCGGAGACGTGCCAGCGCCTGCCCGCGCTCGCCCTGCTCGCCGGGGCGGTGCTCTCCTACGCCGCGGCCACCACCCCGGCCATCCCGACGGGCTTCTGGGACCGCCGCCCACAGCCCACGCCCGGCCGCCTCCGGCGCGGCCTCGCGCGTACCCCTTTTCCGCACGACTTCCCCTTGCCCGCCCATATTCGCGCAAAAGCCGCCGTCACCGACCACCTGCCCAAGGGCTTTTTTGGCCAACGCCGCCGAGAAGCACCCGCCGCCACTGCGCCGCCTCCCACCCAACTGGCCGCCTGAGTTAGCGGAAACTAGAGGGTTTGGATGTTTCTATTTTGCACCAACTACCCCGTGGCGGACGGACGATTATCGAGATGTTGGAAGCGTACTCCGATGTGGACTACGCTATAGCGCTCCTGACCCCAGACGACATTGGTGCTGCCGACAAGGATTTCTCAGCCGCTGTCCAGCGCGTGCTGTCAGACGGACCAGCGGCCACCCTCGCCGTGGAATTGTCCAACGCGCTCGGGCACCGGGCACGGCAGAATGTCATCTTTGAGATGGGGCTGTTTCAGGGGATGTACAGACGCGGAAGCGTGTGCGCCATCGTTGCCAAAGGCGTGGAGATTCCGTCTGACATCGCGGGGGTGCTATATATTCCTGTTGCGGGCGATGGCGACGCTGATTGGAAGACGCTGCTACGACGGGAATTGGACTACCGAGGCTTGCACTACGACCACACCAAAATCTGACTGACGAGGTAAGGAATATCGCAGCTATTGGTGCTGCTACGCCCTGCATATCTCCCAGCCCAATAGTGATGCACTGGTGCCGTTTGTCGCCGGGCGATAAGCCGCACCCACCCGCTAAACCTCGATTCAACCGACGTACTTAAAGGGGAGGCTCCACGCGCCCCACTGGACGAGAAGATGCTAGACTGACCCACCACCCGATAACGCGCAACCGATAACGCGCAACATGGATGCAACACGGATACGCGAGGAGCGGGCGAATGGTAGGGCCGCACGGGCTGGGATACGAGGCGCATCGCCCGGTCGTGATGGGCGCGCGGGGCATGGTCGTGGCCGGACAGCCGCTCGCGGCGGGCGTCGGCAGCGCGATCCTGGCTCAGGGCGGCAATGCGATCGACGCGGCAGTCGCGACCGCCGCCGCGCTCGGCGTCGTGGAACCGAACATGTCCGGGCTGGGGGGCGACGGCTTCATCATGATCGCGCGCCGCGACACGCACGGTCGAGGTGGTCAACGCCACCGGGGCCGCCCCGCTCACTGCCACCCGCGCCGCCTACGCCGACGGTATCCCCCTCCATGGCGCGCGCAGCGTCTCGGTGCCGGGCCTGCTCGACGGCTGGCTCGCCGCGCACGAGCGCCACGGCACCCTGCCCCTGGCAACCCTGTTCGCGCCCGCCGTCGCCCTGGCCGAGGAAGGCTTCCCCGTCTCGCACAAGCTCGCGGAGTACACCGCCCAGGCGGTGGCACTCGGCACCTTCCCGACCTCGCGCGCGATCTTCTGGCGCGACGGTCGCCCATTGCGCGCGGGCGAGATCCTGCGCCAGCGCGATCTCGCCCGCACCCTGACGACGATCGCGGAGGGGGGCAGGGCGACCTTCTACGGCGGGGCGCTCGGGCGGGCGATCGCGGCGAGCATCGCGGCGGCCGGCGGGCTGCTGACGCTCGACGACCTCGCGGCGCACCGCACGCGCTGGCAGGAGCCTATCGCCACGACCTATCGCGGCCACACCGTCTACGAGGCCCCGCCGAACTCCAGCGGCCATATCCTCTTACAGGAACTCAACCTGATCGAGGCGTTCGATGTCGCCGGGCGCGACCCATGCGACCCCGCCACGCTGCACCTGATGGTCGAGGCGAAGAAGCTGGCCTTCGCCGACCGCGAAGCCTACGTCGCCGACCCGGAGTGGACCGCCATCCCGCTCGCCGGACTCCTCGCCAAAGACTACGCCGCCGCCCGCCGCGCCGCGATCGACCCCGACCGCGCCGCCTCGGCGGTCGCGGCGGGCGACGCCTGGCGCTACGATCCGGCGGGGATCGCGCCCGGCAAGTCCGGCACCGCGCCGCTCGAACGGCGCGAGGACACGACCTGCCTCGTGGTCGCCGACCGCTGGGGCAACGCGGTCTACCAGTTGCAGAGTATCCAGTCGAGTTTCGGCTCCTGTCTGGTGGCCGGGGAGACCGGTGTCCTGCTGAACAATCGGATGACCTACTGGCACCTTGACGAGGGGCACCCCGACCGCCTCGAACCGGGCAAGCGCGTGCGCCACACGATGAACCCGGTGCTGGTCTTCGCGGGCGACGAACTGCTGCTGGCGCTCGGCACACCGGGCGCGGACACGCAAGTTCAGACCAACCTCCAACTGATCAGCCACCTCCTCGATCACGGCATGACGCCGCAAGAGGCGGTGGAAGCGCCACGCTGGCGGCATCGCCAGATCGGCGGCGAATCGACCGTGCCGCACGGCACCGACGATGTCCTCGTGCTCGAAGACCGCTTCCCCACCATGACGCGCGACGCGCTGACCGCGCGCGGCCACACCCTGGAGATCATCGGCCCCTGGGAGGCGACCGGCAGCGCGGTCGTCATCCGGCGCGACCCCGACACCGGCGCGCTCCACGGCGGGGCCGACCCGCGCCGGGATGCGTATGCGATCGGGGTTTAGGGGCGGGGTCCAAGGTCCAAGGTCGAAGGAGGGTTCTCGGCCTGAACAGAGCGCCGCCCGGCCACGCCCGAGCCACTTTCGACCTTGGACCTTGGACCTTCGACCAGCGGGCCGCCGCCCGCCTGACCTTCGACCCCGAACCCGGAGACCCCATGAAGATAACCGACGTCGAAGCGATCTGGCTGCAATTGCCGGAGATCAACGAGCGGTGTGATGGTACGCAGGACACGCTTGTTGCTTGCGCCAAATCCACACCGCGACCGTGCGAGGCTTTGCACAGGGCGCGAAGCAGCCCCCAGGGGCCGGGTGCGCCTGGGGGCCGTGCGAGGTGGGGAGGGCCGCTGGCGGCTAGTGGGTCGGCACCGCGACCGGCGCGACGATCTCGACCGGCGCGACCGGCGCGCTCGACGGGAACAGCGCCCCCACCGTCGCCACGATCGCGGCGATCGCCTGCTCGGCGGTCGGGCCGACCGGCACTGGGGGCGCGGGCGGCGCGGCATTGACCGTGGGGCTGTCGCCGGTCAGCACCACGGCGGGCACGGGCGCGGCGTTGGCGGCCTGCTTGACCTGCGTCACCGCGCCCTCGATGTACGTCCGCATCTGCTCGGCGCTCAGGATAATCCCGTGCTCGCCGAGGATCATGGATGCACGGTCGGCGGCCTCCTGGTACTTGGTGTGGGGGTCGAAGCCCAACGTCTTGCCCAATTGCTCCGCCGCCCGCACGGACTCGCCCGTGATCGCGATGGCCTGCGTGGTGCGAATTGCCCCGATCCGCGCCTCGACCAGCCGACGGAAATAGACGAACACGGCCCCGAGCAGTCCGGACGAGAGCAGCAGCGAGAGCGCGGCGATGATGGCGGCTCCGGCGGTCGTCGTGGTGGCGTTGTCCATGGTGTCCTCCTCAATCGTGCCAGAACGCGGGCGAGCGCACCACGTAGAGATCGCGCATGTCGTCTTGATCTCCACGCCAATGGATGTAGAAGATTCCGCGTTCCGGTGGTATAATTAGGCGTAGTGAAGCCGAGGCACGGCGGCAACCGTCCTCGGCGTGACGCCCCATGAAGGAGCCTCCTGAGATGCCCCGTAACTATACCAGGCGCCCCATCGAGGAACGATTCTGGGAGAAGGTTGATCGCAGCGGTGGCCCGGATGCCTGCTGGTTGTGGCAGGCGTCGTGCCGGAATGGTTACGGCCAGTTCGGCGTCCGAGCAGGGAAGATCGTGGTCGCGTCCCACTTCGCTTACGAATTGGCCTACGGTCCGCTTTCCGCTGGCATGTTCGCGCTCCATAATTGCCCCGGTGGCGACAATCCACGCTGCGTGAACCCGCGCCATCTCTACGCTGGAACGCAGCAAGACAACGTGCGGGACTGTGTTGCGAAAGGTCGCCACTCCCCAGGGAAGGGTGCGCCGTGCGGGGAGCGCAATGGTACCCGCACGCATCCCGAAGCCTACCGAGGTAGCAGGAATGCACACGCGCGGCTGAGCGAGGCCGAGGTGGGCGCCATGCGCGCTTACCACGCCGAACATCATCCCCAATTCAAAGACCTGGGGATGATGTTCGGCGTGGGCGCACAGGCGGCGCACAAGATTGTTTCTGGTCAGCGATGGAAGCACGTTTAGTCCACCCAGAAGGCGGGCGACCTGACAACGACAAGATCGCGCATGTCGTCGGCGTCGCCTCTCCACGTTACGACGTAGAGTTTCAGGCGGTTATCGGCGGGGTGGATGAGCGGCGACATACGAAAGACGTTGATCGGGCGCAGTGGATCGAGCGCGTTGAGGTCGAGGGTGCGGAAACCCAGATCCTCGAACCAGAAGTCGAACGAGCGCTTGCCGGGGCTGTGGCTGTAGGCCACGGAGGGGGGCATCGCGACCGTGCGCCCGCCCGGCATGGCGTACTGGTCCACGCCACGCGCGAACGGACCCTTGTAACTCACCTCGACTTGTCCCTCTCGCCATTCCCAACCCATGTTCCGCCTCCTCTTACGCGACTTGGACCCAGGGCGTGTATCCGCCCTCCGCTGACCACTCGCAGTCGAACCACGCCTTTTTGTCCGGGTTGTAGTAGCGGGCTTTGCGGTAGACGATCACGCCCTCACCGTCGGGCCAATCGAACGTGTCCGGCTGTCCGGCGTCGAGCCAGCCATCCGGGTGCGCGGGTTTCACCGCCTCGCCGATGACCGCCCCGATGTCCTGCTTCGCCACGATGCCCCCCTGCGCGTCGTAGGCCGCCTGCACGGCACCGACGAAGCGATCCCACGTCCAGCCCCAATCGCCCGCTTTCAGGTGCTTGGGGCAGCCACGGTGGACGGTGGGGTTGCGCGCGCTCCAATAGGAGCCGTGCTGGCGCACCGTCACGTCCTTGATCACCGTCTTGCCGTGCGCCCGCAGCACCTTCGCGACGATCTCCGCCATCAGCGTGCAGGCGGTCCCGTAGTCGCCGTCCCGATTGACGCAAATCTCGCCGCTGACCGTGCGGTTGCTCGCGTCGTCGGACTGGTCCTGGCCGTCCCCGATCGCCCAGCACGGCTCGCCATCCTGCGGCCCGGACGGGAGGAACTGCGCGCTGTGGCCGCCAGCGAGTCCGTCCGTGCAGAAATGGAAACTCGCGTCGGGTCGAGTGCCGCCGTTGTACGTCCCCGCCAGATAGTCGTGGGTGTTCCCCACCCCCGTGGCGGGCCGCTCGTTGTCCGTCTCGTGGACCACGAACGCGTCGAAGTCGAGCAAGCGACCACCGGGGCGATTGCTCCCCGGTTTCAGTTCCATGATCGTGCGCGCGAATTGCTGCATGGTTGTTCCTCCTCCTGTCTCCGCCACGATGGCTTGCCAAATTCGCTCAATCGAGTCGCCGTATGACAAACCCGGCACCGCCCAGCGCCCGCCCAAGCTTTTCCACGACGTCGCCGCGCCCTTGTCTTTGATCGCGCCGCGCACCGCCGTGATGCGGTAGTCGCCGTCCCCGCGCCGGTCGTCGGCCCAAGCGAGGATGTGGATCATCTGCGCCCGTATCCCCGCCGTCCACGTCGGCCAGCCGCCGCCCGCCGCGCCATCGTTCGTCGCGCCCAGTCCGGCAGGATTCTTTTGGCTCGCCTTGACCTGATTGCCGAAGGCGTAGCTGTTCGTCTCGATGATGCTCTGTGCCAGCCCGGCATCCCCGGCCAGCCCGTCCGCATCCCAGGCCACGTAGGCGGCGACGATCTCGTCGAGCGCGGCGTCGGTCAGCGGCGCGACGATCCGCCCGCCCGCCCCGGCGGTCGTCACCCCGGCGCGGTTGGCGGCGCGTAGGCGGGCGCGCATCTGCGCCGGGGTGGCGCGGCGGCGCGTGCCGATGATCGGCAGATCGACCAGGCCCATGGCGTCTCCTCCTCCCCTGCCTCGCAGGTCGTACAGCACCGTCAGCCGCCCCAGGAGTACCGGCCCCGAGCGTTGGGTGCCGCGTTCGAGATCCCGCAGCGTCCCGCGCGCGACGCCGACCGCCGCCGCCGCCTCGCGCCTGGTCAGCCCGGCCCGCTCGCGCCGGTCCCGCCACTGCGCGCCGCGCACTCGCGCCAGAGCCGCACCGCGAGGATCGTCCTCGAGTCGCCGCATACCCCCAGCCCTAGCCCCATCCGTTCGTAGGCCTGCCACGCGTGCTTGTTCGAGGTGTCCGTCGCGATCCCCAGCCGTCGCCCGATCTGCTCATGCGTCAGCCCCTGCCAGCCCAGCGCGACGACCTGCAACTGCCGCGCGGTGAGGCGGGTGATGCGCGCCGTCACCGCGCCCCCCCGCCCGGTGTCGGCACCGGCACCGGCACGGGCTTGACGCCCTTGCCGTCCCAGGCCACCCCCAGCCCGGCGGCGATCAGCGCGGCCCCCAACTCGGCGTTGTCGGAATCCCGCCATACGCGCGCGTCCCACCGCCCGCCGAACTTGTCCGGGGTGATCGGGACGAGCGGCTGCCATGACGCGATCGTGAGCGGCCACCGCCCCGGCCCCGCGTCGGCCAGCCACGCGGCGACCCAGCGCTGCGCCACTTTCCCCTCGGGCGTGGCGAGCTCGGGCGTGTTGACGCCGAGTACCCGCACCGCGACCTCGGCCCGCGCGCCGAAATCCAGCTCGACGAGGAGCGTCACCGTGTCGCCGTCGTGATTGCCGAGGGCCGCCGCCCGGTGGCTGTGGTTCGGCGGGTCCGGCCTGGTCTGCGTTGTGGATTGCGCGGTATTCACGCGACAATTCCCCCTGTTGTAGCGGTTTCCTTCGGCTCCTCGCGAATCGCGATCGGTCGGCGGCATCACCATGCCCGCCACACCACCGTCGCATCCGGACAGGTGTCGCACCACTCGGCGGTGGTGCGAATAGGCCCGTTACCCCAGGCCAAACCAACAACGATACCCAGCGCGACAACGAGGGCGAGAATCTTGCGGGACATCGGCCACCTCCTATCGGAATACCTACGGTCACAGTCAGCACGACGGCGCTGCTCGTCGGCCCTCTTTCGCTAGATCGCTTACCGCCCTGCCCGCGTCGGCATCGTTGAAGCGTTCCGTCTCCCGGTCCTTGCGCTCCAGGTACTCCCGCAGGGCGTCGGCGCTCGCGCCCGCCGCCTCGGACGCCTCGCGCGCCACCCGATTGGTCTCCGCGATCCGCTCCTGCACCTGGATCGCGGCGTGGTACGCGTCCTGCGCCCCGTCGCGCGCCTCGGTCGTGAGCGCGGTGTTGTGGACGAGTTCGGTCATCGTTTCGGCGTGGCGCGCGGCCTCGACGGTTGTGGACTGCGGCGTATCGTCGCGCTCGTTCTGTCGGCCCTGTTCCTTCTCGGAGCGGGCGTCGGCACGATCCTCGCGATCCTCGCGGCGGTCATCCCGCATAGTGAGGTATTCGCGCAACCCCTCCATCTCCACCTTGGCCGCATCGGAAGTGCGCGCCACCTCCTCATCGTTCAGCGCGGCGCTTTTCTGGTTGGCCGTGTTGGCCGCGTGCGCCTCGTTGCGCGCCTCCGTCGTGATCGCGGTGTTTGCGTGGATCGCCTCCATGTAGGCATCGTGGCGCAACTCGTCAACACCCTTGGCAAGCTTGTCGCTGCCCGGTATTTCCTCGGTGAAGATTGCCTGAAAGACCTTCCCCGCAACGCCGGTCGTCTCGCTGAGCGTGATATGCAGCGGTGCCTCGGTCCCATCTTTCCGCAGGCCCGGTAAGTCGAGTACCTGATTCATGCTCGGGCCGGGCTTGTCGCTGGTGTAGGCGCGAGCGATGCCGCGTAGGTGGTCGTCCCGGAATCTCTCGGGCATCAGCGCGGTCATCGATGTCCCGATTACCTCATCGGCGCGGTACCCGAATATCCGCTCGGCGGCGGCGTTGAATTGCAGGATGACGCTGTGGCGGTCGATCGAGATGATGCCCGCCGCGCTCGACTCGCGGGCGCGGCGTAGCGCCAGCAAGTCCCTGATGTTCGCCTGGCGATCCCGGCGGTCGAGTATCTGCAAGGACCCGAGGATGGCGCTAACCCCGATCAACAGGCCGAACGAGATGACCGCGACCCAGGTCGGCGAGATGAGCGCGGCGGTCCGTACCGCGACAACACCGAAGAAGAGGAGGATCGCGGCGATCGCGCCGCGCCCGAATGCCGAACGCAGTTGGGCCACGGATTCGCGGAAGGCGAAACTGTCGCCGCCATTGCGCGTGAGGATGGCGCGGTCCTGGCGACCGACACGGAAGCTGTCGATGCAGAGGAGCAGGGTGACGGCGCTGAACAGGACCAGGCCGATCTCGGGGATCGTCACCGTCGCGTAGTACAGCAAGTATTCAATCCGCTCCAGCACGATCGCCTTCCTTCCCGGCCCGCCTGCGCCCCTGTATCTCGGCTTCTATCCGTTCCTCCAACATTTGTCGATTCATGCCCAGCATCTCCAGTCGAGCATAATCCTCGCGCGCCCTGGCCCGCTGTGCCTGTTGCGCCCCGATCGTCGCGTCGAGCGCCGCCGCGCGGCGTTCCAGGGACCGCAGCCCCTCGTCATCGGCGTCCGGCGCGTCGAACGGCAGCCAGCGGGACAGCAGCGTCATCAACCACCTCATCCGGCCCCGCCCCTCGACGACTCCCGCTCTGCCACGGTCATCGCCTTGAACGCCATCTCCTCGTACCGCGTGAGTTTGGTCATCGCGACGGTGTACACATAACCCGGCACGAGGACACCTTTGAGCAGGAGCACGATGACCAGCAGCAGCGCCGCGACGATTCCCGCCGTGCCGCCCGTCAGGATCTGCGCGATCAGGTTCTCGGTACCCAATGCCCGGCCCCTCCCTCGCGCGCAACGAAAAACGCGCCACCGAACCCTCATCGGGCCGTGGCGCGCTCGTCGGCGCGTACACTGCGACCTTGCTGCCTCAGATTGTAGCACGATCGCCGCCCGGCGTGCGGATGTCCCCCTCGCCCGCCACCCACGCGCCGCGCACCGTCTCGCAGCGTGCGCCGCCCGCGCGCCGGTGGATGAGCCGGAAGGCGGGGAGCGCGCCCGGCACGTCGCGCAGCCGGTGCCAGGTCGCGCCGCGCACGGGTTCCCCGCACGTCGGGCAGCGCTCGTCGCTCATGCCCGCCCCCCGCCCGCCTCGCCGCGCTCAGGTGCGCTCCTCGCCATCATCACGCCGTCGTGCCATCATTCGACCACCCAGTGTCGGACGAGCATCGCCGCGTGCTGCCCCGAGTTGCTGCCGACCGTCAGCCCCAGCCGATCCGCCGTGCGGTAGTCGGCGCGGGCGCTGGTAGGCAACGCCAGGAAATGGCGACCGTCCGTGCTGTACGAGATGACCCGATTCATGTCGTCATCCTCGTCGCCCCGCCTCAACCCACGACCCACTGAACCACGCCATCCACCGACTTCGGCGTGCAGGTTCCCGCACCGGGATTGGGTAGGCGGTCGACGGTCGTGGCGACCGCGTACAGGTAGAACGCGAAGCGCGACATGTACGAAGCCGCGACCGTGCTCCTGAGCCGCCAGTAGCGGGCGATCACGGGGGTCGCCAGGTCCACCGCGCGCCCCACTGCGACTCATTGGGGTGGACCGGGCCGAACGTCACCCGAGCGAGGATGTCCCAGCCCGAGGCGGTGGGGAAGGTGTCGCCGGGTCGCCACAAGATGAGGCCGAAAACCAGGGTCATCAGGCCCGTCCCGAGCATCGTGAGGTTGGGTTGGTTGCCGAAGGTCCGTCGTAGTGCGGCGCCCATGCCCGCCTCCCGTTAGCCGATCCCGTACAACGTGGCGACGCTCCCGATGTCGAAGTTGCCGCTGTCGAGCGTCAGTTGGAGGCTGACGATCGCCGCCGTGCCCCGCCACTGGCCGAAAATACTGAACACCTGATTGCCGTTGGCGCTGTAGTGGTTGCCGCTGCGCGCGAGAATCTGCTTGGCGAACGCGGTGCGCGCATACCCGGGGATGACGATCTCGGTCACGGTGGCAACCGCAGCGGGCGAGGTAGCTCCGTTCGCCCCACCCGCTCGGATGTAGGTGGCCGCATTGGCTTGATCGTTGACGGCAGTGTTCCCGTTGTACGCGATCGTGCGCTGCTCGTCGTAGTTGGCGGTGGCGTCCCCGTTGCATTGGAGACGCATACCATACGACTCCTGCGCCGCGTCGCCGCGCGCCGTGACCACCAGGCGTAGTTCGTCGTAGGTGCTAGGGATGTTCGCGAACTCGATCATTGCCTGCGGCGCGGTGAGGGCCATCTGGCCAATCCGCGTCGGCGCTCCCCCGCCCCCGCCTCCGCCACCAGCCGCAGGAGCCGCAGGCGTCGCCCACCCTGGTACCAATGTCGCGGGGTTCACGGTCAGGACGGTATTCGCCGCACCCACGCCCAAACGGTTGAGCGCCGTGACGGCCCCACGGCGCACCTCGAAGCTGTAGATGCCGAAACCGTCGGTCGGGTTCGTGACGACGATCGCGATGCGCGAGGTCGTGATCTCGGGGAAGGTATACGTAGCGTCCTGCGCAACGCAGGTGAATGCGGCACCTGGCACGTCGATCCAGGTGGCATTGTCCGCGCTGCTCTGCAACTTGAAGGCGTTGACGGCGTACTGCGCGCCAGGGACATTGAAGCCCCGCAAGCGAATCTTCGAGACGGCGCGCGGCGTCAGGAGGTCGATACGGGTGTAATGTTCCCCGTTAGCAATCCCGACCGTTGACCAGTAACTACCCTCGTTGCCGTCGATGATGTTCCCGCCGCTGTTCCCGCCGCTGCTCCCGCTGTCTACGTACGGGTGATTCAGCGCGTAGTCGGCGGAATCGGGCAAGCCAGCCTTGTAGATCAGATCGCCAATGGTCGTGGTGGGGTCGGTGCTGCCGCCGCCACCGCCGCCCGCCGCTGGTGTGGCCCAGCCGAGCAAGTGGGTCACTGGATCGACGGTGAGGACCTGCCCATCCGTGCCCTTGCCAAGGCGCGTGGGTGCGCCCCGCGCGCCGCCCACGATCAGATCGCCCGCCGTCGTCATCGGATTGAGCGCCAGGTCGGTTTTCAGTTGCCCCATGGTGCGGCTGGCCCAGGCGGTCCCCTTGAATTGCAGCACGTCGTCAACGGCGGGTGTCAGGGCCGCGATGTTCGTCAAGTCGCCGTCGAGGGGTTGCGCGCCGATGTCCGCCGCCGCGATGGCATCACCGCCGCCCGTGGCGTGAGAGGCGCCATGGGCGATCGGCAGACGAGCATCCGCGAGGCGCGCGTCGTTGCCCGCCGCCGCCGTGGTGGCCGTGGTGCCGAGTCGCAGCAGGGTCGCATAGTCGTCCCACCCCGTCCCATTGTCGCGGCTGACCAGCCCCTGGTCGGTCGCGAGGTACAGTCGGCCTTTCGTGTCCGCCGCGTTGTTCGTCGGGCGGGCGCTCAGGAGCCCGGAGAGGATCGCCGCGTCACCGAGGATTGCCATGGTCAGCCTCCGATCGTCAGGTCCGCGCCGCCGACCGTCAGCCGCTCCGGCCCGGTCGTCAGCACGTTGCCCGGTAGCCCGATGTTCGCCGCGCGGGTGTTGCGCCACTTCCCGGCGCGGTAGGTCAGCGCGTCCCCCTCCCGGAGGTCGGACAGCGCCACGTCCGCGAGGGTCGCCAGCGTCGTCCCCGCCGTCTGCGGCACCCAGGAGCGCACCCCGGCGACCGTGGAGGCGAGCACCCGCCCGTCCGTCGCGGGCACGCCGAGCGGCGGTTCGGCCCCCCGCGCCGTGCCGGTGCCGCCGCTCGGCTGCGGGAGCACGCCGTCGTGCGCGCTCGTCTCGCCGAGGCGCAGCGTCCCGGACGGCGTCAGCCCGCGCCGGGTCAGGGTGCGCGCGACCTCCGTGGCGATCTGGCGCAGCGTGACCGCCAGTTGCCGGTTCAGCGCGGCGGCGAGCGCGCCGGGGATGCCTGCGTCGCTCATGGTGCCACCCCCCGGACCATCCCCTCGGTGTAGGGTCGATAGTTGCCGGCCGGGAAGGCCGCCGCGAGGGCGGCGTCGGCGCTCTCCCAGGGCGTCCCCGGCTCGGCGAGCGCCGGGCGTCGCGCGAGGACGATCCCCAGGTCGTGCGCGACGTACCAGTCGTTGGCGGCGTCGCCCGGCACGAAGGCATGGATCGCGAAGGAATTGGCGTGGTCGCCCGTGGTGATCGCGCTGCGCGCCGCGTCGTACACCGCCGTCCAGGTCGCCCCCTCGTCGGTCGACCGGGACACCCCGCCGCCGCCGTAGTGGAAATCGTTCGCCGCGTCGCGCGCGAACCATGGCGACGCCGCCACCCCCGCGATCGCCGTCGCCTCGCTCACCGCCCCGCCTGCCGGTGTCAGCAGTCGCCGCAATCCTGCGGCGAAAGGGCTGGAATCCTGGAACAGATAGGCCCCGCCGAGCCGCGTGGCCACGTGGTGCCCGCCCGTGGCGAGGTTGGCGTAATCGGCGGGGACGATCCCCGTGGCGGCGAAGGTCGCCCCGCCGTCGATCGAACGGATCAAGGCGGGCCAATTGACCGAGCCGCCCGCTACCCGCCCGTGGAGGTAGAGGCGGTTCGCGTCGGTCGGATCGACCACGAGCGAGGCGATCGGCCCCTCGATGAACTCGCCCGTGGTCCACGAGAACAGCTCGGCCCAGGTCGCGCCATTGTCGAGCGACTTGGCCAGCTTGACCTGATCGGCGCGGGGATTGTCGCCCGTGCGCCACCCGGCGTAGACGACGCCGCCCGGCCCCGGCGCGATGTGGTTGACCCGCCCGATCGTCAGCGGGGTCCAGGTCGTCCCGCCGTCCGTCGAGCGGAAGGCATTGGTCGTCCCGCCGTGCTGATAGGTCGAGGTGTCGTTGCCGGTGCCGGTGCGCGCGTAGGTGAAGAGCGTCGCCCCCGACGCGCGCAGCACATACTCCCCCGCGAGTCCCGCGCACGGATGGGGCGAGGCGAGGGACACCCAGCCCGCCGCCGTCAGCGCGACGATCTGCGCCGGGGCGGCCCCGTTGGGCTGCACCGACATGATCAGGCTGCCGCGCGCGACCGTCGGTGCGACCTGCGCCCGCAGCGCGCCATACGCCACCATCGTCGCGCCCGGCGCATCCTTGACGTTGAGGAAGGTCGCCCCCTCGTCCGCCGACTTCCAGACGCCCTTCGCGGTCGCCAGCCAGACGATCGGGAAACGCCCGTCGCGGATGGCGTGCCGGATCGTCCCCACGATCGCCCGGTCGTAGCCCGTACTCGGCACGAGATCGCCCGACGCCCCGGCGACGGCGGTGAACACCCGCCCGCCGTCGCCGTCGTCCGCGAGAAACAGGCGCGCGGCATCGAGCGAGATCGTCAGCGCGGTCCCGCTGAACGGCGTCGCTTGCCCGCTCGGGAGCGGGTGGGCCAGCGCGCCACCACGCTCGCGCACGCGCGCCGCCTCGCCCGCCGCGCCGACCGGGCCACCGTAGGCGATCCAGCCGACCGGCGTGCCGACGCCCGCATCCGTCCCCGCCGCGACGCCGCTGGCGAGGCGGGCCACGATCAGCGCCGGGTTCGGATGCGTGAAAAACGCCTCCCAGGAGGCCCCCGCGCCGTAGGAGTGCCAGAGGACGTTCCCGCCGCCCGCGTAGAGGTCGCCGGGGCTGTACGGCGACTCCTCGATCGCGTCGCAGCGCCCGCTGTTGGGGAGCGCGGCCACGGCGGCCCAGCTCACGCCCCGGTCCACCGAGCGCCAGACCCGCCCGTCCGAGGCCGCCGCCCAGGCGACGCCGGTCTCCGCGCCGGTGCGGTCGCGGCTGATCGTCAGCGCGGTCACGCCGGTCGGCCCGCTCGGCGCGGTCGCGGTGCCGTCGCGCAGCACGCGCGCGAGGACGCCCGCCGCGCTCGCCGCGAGGGTGTAGTCGTCGCCCGCCTGCTCGGGGATGACGATCGCGGCGGTCGCGTAATCCCGCCACGTTTTCTGGTCGGCGCTGAAATGGAGCGTCCCGTCGCAATACCAGAGGTCGCGCGTGTAGGCCTTGCCCGCCGCCTTGGTGATGGCGCGCGTGGCGCTCCCCGTCCTGCCGTGATCGTCCGTCACCGTCAGCGTGACGGTGGGGGGCGTCGCGGGGAACGGATTGTAGACCGCGCTCGCCGCGCTGCCGGTGCCGAGCGGGGTGGGCGCGACCGGGGTGCCGGACCAGGCGTAGGCGACGATCGCGCCGTCCGGGTCGTGCGAGCCGGAGCCGTCCAGCGCGGCGATCACGACCTCGTCGCCGTTCGCCAGCCCCTCGATCTCCAGCGCGTAGTCGATCGCCGCGAGCGGGGCCTGGTTCGGGTCGGTCCCCTCCGAGGCCGCGCCGCCCTGCAAGGTCAGCGTCGTCTGGTAGCCCTGCGCGCCGTAGGTATGCTGCGCCTCCACGACGCGGTACAGGTTGGCGGCGGTCAGGCCCAGCGCGTCCGACACCACCGCGACCGTCATCCCCGGATAGAGGCCGCTGTCCCCCCTGGCGAGCGGCAGGGTGACGGTCTCGACGCGGCGGTTGACCTCGCCGAGCGTGCGCGTGGCGATCGCGCTGGCGAGGTCGTAGGTCTCGATCAGATCCGACTGGATCGCCGTCTCGCGGTAGCCGGGCGGCGTGGGGACGTAGGGGCTCGGCGCGTCCACGGTGACGCCGATGGCGTAGGGCGTGCCGTCCGCGAGGATGCCCGACTGGCCGGTGACCGTGACGCGGTTGGAGACGCCATCGCTGCTGCGCTGTCGCGTCGCGTCGGAGCCCTTGAAATCAGCCCCTTGGGTGAAGGTGCGCGCGGGGGAACCGCTCGGCAGTCCGCTCGCCGGGAGGCGCGTCACGCGCCCGTCCGGGCCGTCGAACGTGCGGTAGCCGGTCAGTTTGTCGAGTTCCTGGATCAGCGTCCAGCCCGGCTCGTCGGAGCGGAGCCGCACCGCGTAGCGGCTGCCGGGCGACGGGGCGAGCGTGGCGAACCGGGTGCCGCTATCGGCAATCGTGACGTCGGTAATCCCGTAGAGCGCCAGGATGTCGGCGACGATCGCGCCGTCGGTGGTATCGACCCAGCCTTTGGCGAAACGCTCGTTGGTGGGCGGCAGGGTGGGATCGGGGTTGGCGAGGCTCGCGTCCTCGATGCCGGTCGGCTCCTGCGTCCGCCCGAGCGGCCCCACGGCGGTGAACGACACCGTCTGCGGGCCATACTTGACGGTGTCCTGATTGAGCGTGCCCGCGCCGACGCTCCGCACGCTCGCCGCCGCGAGGTAGCCGAGGTCCAGCCGCACCGCCTCGTCGCCCCGGAAAGCCGAGCCGGACGGCACGACCCGCGCGCTCACGGTGGCGAAGGGCGAGCGGATGCCCGAGGTCGCTTGCGCCTCGAAGACGGTGTGCGACTGCCCCCCGACCGTCAGTTGCGCGCGCGGGAAGACCAGTGTGTGTGCCATCTCACCCTACCAGGAATTTCAGGGTGCCCTTGTAGAACCCTTCAACGAAGTAGCGGAAATCCTGCCCCAGCGAGAGCTTCGCCTGCCGTGTCGGATTGGCGATCAGGGCGAGCGTGGCCCGTTGCCCGTTCAGCGCGACGAAGGCCGTCCATCCCGCCGCCGGGATCACGACCTGCAGGCTGATCTCGGCGGTGCCGCGACGCCCGAGATCCTGCGTGACATCGAGGTCCGCTCCGGGGACATGCTCCGTGACCGTCACCGACTCGCCCGGCAGGATGAGCACCGGCACGGAAGTCGCCTCCTGTTGCACGGTACGGAAAAGCTGTCCCCCGAAGGTATGATTCGCCACGGCTACCCCCTCCATCCGCTGATCGCGCCGCCGCCCGCCACGTCGCCGTCGAGCGCCGCGAGGAAACCGCGCAGCCCGGCCTCCTGCCCCTCCTGCACCGCCCGCTTCACGTCGATGTCGCTCGTAAAGGTGGCATCCGGGAAGCTGATCGGGGCGTTGAGCGTGATCGGCCCGTTCCCCAGGCCCGCCCGCGCGAAGGAGGCCCCCGCGCCCGCCCCGGCCAGCGCGGCCACGTCGCGCGGGGGCGGGTCCGGGAGGCGGTAGACGGGCGCGGCGGGCGGCGCGACCGCCACCGTGGGCAGCGGGGCGAACAGCGCGGCCCGGCTGTAGCTGCTCGGCTGGGGCCGGGGGCCGATTGCCGGGCCGGGCGGCGGCGGGGTGTCGCCGGGGTCGGGCGCGCCGCTCACCTCCGGCGTCGTCACGCGCGCGTCGCGCCCGCCACCCTGCGCGCCGCCGGGTCCGAGGCTCGGCGGCGGCGGCGCGGCACGACTGAAGGCGTCGAGGATGTCTTTCGAGGGTTTCAGGACGTTCTCGAAGAAATCCTTCCACTTCCCGAACCGCGTTTCCAGGAGCGTGTTCTGCTGGCCCAGGTTCGTGGTGATCGCCTGTTGCGCGACCACTTCGAGGTCGGCATTGTCCTTGACCGTCTTGGCATCGTTCACGCGAGTCTGCGCGTCGGCGACCGCCTGCTTGTCGGTCGCCGCGACGATCTTCCCGCGCGCGGTCTCCTGATCGATGGTGCCCTGGATGGCGCGACCGCGCGCGGCGTAGTCGTCCGCGACCCGCTTGGCCTCCTGCTGCACCCCGGCGATGCGGTCCTGGAGCGCCTGCGCCGTCGCCCGATCGGACTCGGCGCGGACGGCGGCCTGGTCCTGCAATGCCTGGATCGCCGCCCGATCGGCCTCCCCGCGCAGCCGCGCCTGCTCCTGGATCTCGGCGACGCGCGTCTGTGCCGCCGTCACGCCCCGTTTGTCGACGTCGGACTGGTCCTGCGCCGCCTGCTCGACCGGCTTTTTCGCCGCGTCGAGTTCGTCGCCGCGCACCGCCGCCTGCTGCCGGGCGAGATTGAGCGCGTAGTCGGCGCGCGCCTGGACGAGCTTGCGCTGATCCTCCAGCGCCCGCGCCGCCGCCTCGCCCGCGCCGCCCGGCTGTCGCGCCGCCCGGATGCGCTCGTCGAGCGCCAACAACTCGCGCCGTTGCTTGACTTCGAGGGACTGCACGCCCGCATCGGCGGCGGTTTTCGCCTTGAGCTGCGCGGCGACTGCGGCATCGCCCGTCGCGAGTATCCGGCGGCTCTGCTCGTCCAGCGCGTCGTTCTGGCGCAGGAACTCGGTGGTCGTCCCGGCCAGTACCGCCGCATACGCCGCCGCGTGCTGCGTGGCCGCTTCCTGCGCGGCGGATTGCTCGCCCTGCGCGACGCGAAGCTGGACCTGGAACTCCTGCTGCGCGTCGGCGGCGACCCGTTGCGCGGCGGCGAGTTGATCCTGACGGACCCGCTGCGCGTCGGACTGCTGGCGTTGCACGGTGGCAAGCGCCTGTTGCAACGTGTCGAGCTGCTCGGTGTAGCCCCGCGCCGTGGTGGCGGACTCCTGGTTCAGATCGGACAGCGACTGGTGCAGGCCATCCAGGCTGTCGCGCAACCCGTCCTGATGGGTCTGGGCCGTCTGTTGGGCGGCGGTGAGTCCATCCTGGGCGGTTTTCAGGTCGTTCGTGGCGCGCGTGACCGTCTCCTGGGCCGCGCGCAGCGTGCCGTAACTGTCGGCGCTCCTGAGGATGGCGTCGGCCTGCGCGCCGAACGCTTGGCGCACCTGCCGCTCGGTCTCGCCCGAGACGTGGCCGATCGTGCGGATGTCGTCGGCGATCCGCGCGGTGAGCACGTCGATCTCGCCCCCGCCCTTCGCGATCTGCTCCGTGGGCGTGAGGCTGCCGTAGAGCTGGTCGAATGCGCCCTGCAACTGCGGGCGGAGTTTGCTGAAGACGTCGAAATCCTCGGCCTTGAAGCCCTGGACGAAGCGCCGGAACTCGGCGGTGTCCCGCGTGTAGCGGGCCGTGTACGCGGCGGCCTGATTCGCCTTGGCCGTGATGTCGAATTGCGCCTCCGATTCGGGGAGCGTAGCGGGCGAGGAGCGCGCGCGCGGTGTGGCGGCGATAGGCCCGACGAAGCCGACCGGCAAACCTTCCGCGAGGCGCAACCGCTCGCGGTCGGCCTGGTGCAGCACGGCGACGAGCTGCGTGTACGTCTCCAGCGCCTCCTTCGCGTTCTTCAGGCTAACGCCGGATTGGAGATCCGCCCCGAGTTGGGCGACCACCTCGATCGGGTTCTGCGCGCGCAACGCCTCGATCGCGTCGTGGACCCGCTGCGCCTCGTCCACGCGCGCCTGGAGCCGCGCCAATTCGGACTGCGGATCGGCCCCCTGCTTGACCGCATTCAGGGCCTTCTCGGCCTCCTCGCGCCCGCGCGCCCAGGCGTCGCCATATTTGATCACCGAGCCGATCAGGTCCGGCAGCGACTCGCCCGTGAGCGTCTTGGCCGTCTCGTTGACCGCGATCAGCGACAGTCCGATCGCGGCGATCGGCGCGGCGATCGCGGCCGTCGCCCCCAGGCCCAGGCTGCCCGTGGCCGCGAACGAGGCACTCGCGACGCGCAGCGCCGCCAGCGCCCGCTGCGCCTCCAGGAGCGGGCCGGGGAGCTTGGTCACGGCCAGCAGCAGCAGGCCCAGCGACAGGCCGACCTCGACCGTGTCGCCGTTCAGCCCCTTGACCAGGCCGGCGGTCACGCCGAGCGCCGGTCCGAGCGCGCCGCCCAGGTCGCGCGCCAGGCCGACCACGCCGAGCCCCGCCTGTTTCGCGGCCTCCCCGATCGTCAGCAGGTGCTCCTGCACGTCCCGGCGAGACAGGAAGGCGCGCAGATCGGCGATGCCGCTCGCGATCCCCCGCGTCAGTTCGTCCACGGCCGCCTTGACCTGGCCGGATTGCAGCGCGGCCGCGAACGTGCCCAGATCCCGCTTGGCCTCGTCGAAGAGCGGCTGCCCCGCGCGCCCGGCCAGGCTCGCGAGCGCGTCCTGGACGTTCGAGAGTTGCCCGCTGAACGTCTGCGACAACCCGGCGACGAGCGATTCGTCGATGCCCAGATCCTTCAGCCCGCGCCGGATCGCCTCGATGCTGGACAGCCCCTGATTCTTGTACTGCGCGATCGCCGTGGTGTTGATATTGAAGCGGTCGCGCAGGCTCGTCAGGTCGCCCGACTGCGCGTTGCCGAGCGCCAGCGCCGCGCCCCGGAAGCCGCCGCCCTGCGCCTCGTCCGGGTTCAGCGCGGCCAGGGTCTCGGTCAGCTTGATCAGGTCGGTGAGCGCCACGCCGCTCTGGCGGGAGAGCGGCACCAGCGTCGCGATCGAGTCGGCCATCTGCCGGAATGTGAACGGGGTCTTGTCGGCCTCGGTGCGGAGATCGCGCAGGGTGTTGTCCGCCGTGATCTGGCTGCCGGTGAACGCGACCAGGGTGGCGCGAACCGTCTCCAACTCGCGGTTATAGCCGATCAGCGCCTGCTGTCCGGCCCCCGCCGAGCGGCGCACGAAGTCCAGCCCGGCGGTGACCAGGCCCGCCGTGGCCCCGCCGACGAAGCCGGAGAGGATCGGCGAGCCCCCCCCGCCCGCCGCTTGCGGGGTCGGGGCGGCGGCGCGCGCGGCCTGGCGTCCCTGCTGCGCCGCCTGGCGCGCGTCCTGCACGGCCTGTTGGGACAGACGGCGACGCTCGGCGGCGGTCTGGCGCGCGAACGCCTGTTCCGCCTCGGCGATCTGGCGCGCGCTGGTCGTGGCCGCGCGCTCGACCGTCCGCAGATCGGCCGCGAATTGGGGGAGGTCGGTGCGGATGCGGTAGAGCAACGCCGCCTGGACCCCGTCCTTCGCGGCGCGCGCCTGGCGCTCGGCGTCGGCGAGCCCGGCGCGCAGGAGCCCGGCATCGGTCCGGAGCTGGTAGGTGAGGTCTTTGGCCGCGCCCGCCTTGCCCTGCGCGACGAGCTGCTGCGCCCGGGCGAGGTCGGCGCGCAGGAGGGCGGCGTCGGCGCTGAGGACGACGCGCGCGTTCTCGCGCAGCGCCCGCCCGGCGGTGGCGGTGTCCTGTTTCGCCTGCTCGAGGCCGCGCCGGAGCGCGCTGTCGTCGGTGGCGAGCGTGAGGACCACCCGACCGAGCGACGCTGAACCCGCCGACATGCCGCACCCCGCGCGAAAAAGGGGACAGTCCGATCAGTCCCCCGGAGGGGACCGGCCGGACTGTCCCCCCACTGGCGTGGGTGCGGTCGCTCGCGCCGATAGGGTGCAGTATAGCAGGGGCGTGGGGTCCGGTCGAGTGGCGCTAGAAATGCCCGGTGAACGTGCCGATCGTCATGTCGAGCGCCACACAGACCAGGAGGGTCGTCACGATCAGCACGACGCAGGCGATCAGCACTTTTGCCACGACGCGCGTGGTCGCATTCAGCGAGAGATCGGTGTCTTTGCCGGGCATGGCTGTTCGAGGCGCAGCAGGAGCGGTGCCGCACGCGTAGCAAAATCGCGCGCCTGCCGGTTGCTTCACGCCACACGCGGGGCAAAACCGCACATCCTCTTGCACCATTCCTCCCACCCCCGTCCCAGTGTCACGCAACGCACCACAGGGGGACAGTATGCGCGCGTGGCCGACAGGGTGGCAGATACGAACGGTCCCGATCGCGGCGGTACATTCGGCGGGACTGCCGCCCGCAGCGGACTCGGGGAACTCAAGCTTGTGGTCGAAATAGCTCCCCCGCCGGATGCTCGGGTCATCCGGGGGCGGCGGGGCCGGGGCGCGCAGGGCGATGGCCGCGCGGAACGCCGCGTCGTACAGGGCCAGCGACTGGGGGGTGGGGGCATTCGGGCGGAAGTAGGGGGTGGCAGGGCGGCGGCGCTCGGCGGTGTCCATGGTCGATCTCCTCGGGCGGGGCGGGCGTCGTGGCCGCCCCGGCGCTTGTTGTCGTTACGCCGCCACCAGGACCGCGCCGCGCACGGCGATGTTCTCGGGGAGGTCGAGCGGGAAGTAGCGGGCGACGCGGGCCAGCGGGGCGACGATGCCGAACGCCCAGCCTTCCCGCTCGGCGCGGCGGGCCACCTGGCCGATGTGCTTACACATCCCGGTGTACTCGTAGCCCTGGCACGAACACGCCCAGCCGACCGGGGTGCGCTCGATGGCGTAGACGGTGCCGGGGGCGGAGCGGCTGGCGGTGATATACCGCCGCGCTTCCGAGATGACCACGACCCGCACGCCCAGCGTGCGGGCGCGGGCGCGGGCCTCCACCCGGCGGGCGGGGAAGGGCTTCGAGAAGGTGCGGGGCTGCGTGGCGCTCATGGTGTAGAATCCTTTCGCGGCTTCCGGGTCGTGAGGGGCGGATACTCTTGGTCGGGTGCCGCCCCTCTTCGTTATCTTTATTGTACCGCGTTTATCTATACATGTCAAGCGTTTTGCGTTGCAGTGTTAGTCTTTATGCGGTACAATACTTCGCAAGGAGGTGAGCAATGCCAGAGGAAAAGAGGTCTGTTTCCTATCGCTTCGATCCGGAGATCGTGCGCCTGATTGATGCACTGAGAGCGAAGATGCACCTGTCGGCCACGGCGGTGATCATCACGGCGTTGCGCGAGTTGGCGAAAAAGGAAGGGGTGAATTGAGATGAAAGATTCGGCTAAGGATTCGGCTATTGAAGTAGTGTTTGTGAACCCCTTGGGAAATTACGCGCTATACAAATATTTCAGCGATAGTGGTGCGCTTCTCTATGTCGGGGTTACTCAGGATTGGCAAAATCGAAGATCGGGCCATCGTGCTTCGGAATGGTATTGTCTCGTCGTAAGGGTCGAAATTCTCTCATTCTCCGATCCCATCGAAACCGCGAAAGCTGAAATGGAAACATTGTATTGGCAAAGGCCACGCTATAACCGTGACTATACAGGCACAACTAGTGCTGCTTGGGCAAACAATCGGCTCCCCGCGAAAGAATGGGGGCGCAGAATCTCCTCTCCCTATGCTCCCCAGCCCAAGACCATTGCAACAGTTAGCTTGTGTGGGGAGGGGGCGGATACCCTTATTGCCCTGGCCTCGCAAACAAATCTGTCGAAGCGCCAAGTTGTGGAGCGCGCATTGGCCTTACTTGAAGCGTCGTTGGATGCGAGTGCAGACCAAAATAAACAGCAGGTCGAGGCGGTGGTGGAGGACGTGGCGTCGCCGGTCGGCGCGCTACCCGGCGCGACGCAGCACGCCCGGCGACGCGGCCCCGGCGCAGATCCGCGCGCCGGGGTCGTCCCGCGCCAGCGGCGGCCCGCCGTAGATCACGCATTTGCGGCGGCCCGCGTGCCCGCCCGGCCGCTCGTGGCGGTGGCACCAGCCCCCGAGGCGACCGGCGACGGCCCGCAACGGTCGCCAGCCCGCCTCGGCGAGGGTCGCCCCGCAGCGGGGGCAGCGCTTATCCGGGTCCATGCCGTCCACCCTCCCCCCCCTCCCCGCCTACGCCACGAGGCCGAACGCGCCCGCCCAGCCCAGGAACTCGTCCAGGCTGCCGAGCACCGCGCGCCCGTGCGCGTCGTGCCGTGGCCCCGCGCCGTCGTTCGCCGCGCCGTCGCCCGCCGCGCCCGCCGTGTCGCCCGCCGCCGCCGCGTGCAAGCGCGCCAGGATGGCCGCCCCGCCCTCCGCCGTCGCGTGCGGGTAGACCAGCGCGCCGAGCCAGGACAGCTGCTCCTGCGCCGCCAGGCGCGGCAGGGCGCGGTACGCCGCGCGCAGCCACGGCAACGGCACCGCGCACGCCCAGTGTCGCCACGTCCCGCCGTAGCGGGCGGAGACCGCCGCGAGGACCGGGAACCAGGCGGCTATCCCGCCGTCTCCGCCGTCGGCCCCGTCGGCTCCGTCGTCTCCGGCTCCGGGGTCGGCGTCGCCGGGGCCGTGGCCGCGAAAAAAGCCGTGGCGATCGCCCGCCGTTGCGGCAGGGTCAGCGCCAGCAGGGTCGGCTCGGGCAGATCGGGCAGCGCGATCCGCACGATCTCGCCGTACACGTCCAACTCCGCGACCTCCAGCTCCGCCCACTGCTCGGGCGTCACCTCCTGCCCCTCGTCGTCGAGCGCGAGGCGGTCGAACTCCCCGGCGCGCGCGCTGAACTGCTGCAACCGCAGGTGCTGCCAGAGCGCGAAGTCCTCGTAGAAGCTGATGCGGTAGGCCGCGCCGTCGATCGCGATCGTCGGGCGGGTCGGCGCGGTCGTCGTGAGCGACAGGAGCGGGTCCGGCACCAGGGCCAACGCGCGGCGTTGCACGGCGGTCTCCGGGCGCGGCAGCACGCCCTCGCTCGCGCCCGCCTGTCCCTGGATGCGTTTCTTCGGCTTGCTCATCGTTTCGTCCCCCGCGAGGAGGTGCCGCCCGGCGCGACACCCCCGCCATCCCGCCGCCCCGTCCGGCTAGGCGAGCGGGGTCACCTGCCGGACCACCATCAGGCGGCTCGGCGTGAAGCTCTCGTCCGGCAGCGCGGTGACGATCAGGTTCGCCACGCCCTTTTGCGTCGGTGTGACCTTCGCCGCGATGTTCCCGGTGCTCTGCCCGCGCGGGATCAGCACGCGGAACGGGAGGTTGTTGAGCGGCTGCGCGATGTTGAGCCCCCAGGTGTTGATCTCCAGGCTGCTCGCGCCCGCGTCAATCACCAGCTCATCCTGTCCCAGCACGGTCGCCGTCGGGGGGGTCGTCGTGGCCGTGCCCATCCCGGCGACGAGCTTGATGTTGCCGGGATCGAGCTCGGCCAGCGTGGCGTCGATCTGGAGGGTGCGCGCGCCGCCGATCTGGTACAGCGGGTCGGGCACCTGATCGACGTTGACGGCGGTGAACTGCTGCTGCGTGGTGAAGCCCACGCCCCCATCGGTCCAGCCGCGCTTGACGTACGGGACGGGCCACGCGTCGTCCGCGCCGACCGTGTTGGCAGGCAATGCGGCGGCGGCGACGTAGGGCCGCTGGTAGACATCGATCTTGCGGGTCTGCAACACGCTGTTCGGGTTGAACATGGCCAGTACGCTCCTCGCCCTCGACGGGCATGACGGGTGTGACCCGCGTGGACACTCGGCGCGTCCGCCTGGGCCGATTCGGGCGACGACCTAACCGGCGACGCTCGTCCGGGCCACGTCGGACGACTGCCGCGCGCCCTCCTGGGCGGCCTCAATCGCCGCCGTGTCCTTCGGCGAAGCGAAACGGTGCCCCTGCCGCTCCAGCGCGGCGACCTGCTCCTGGGTGAGCGCGATCTTCTCGCCCACCGCGATCGGCGCGCTGTCCGCGTCCGCCTGCAAGCGATCCGCCGTCCCGTTCCCCAGCCATACCAAATTTGCCACGATGATCCCCCTTCTGCCTTACTTGAACCAGCCGATTTTGCCCCTGATCCGCTCCCGCAGCACGAGCGCCTCCCGGCTCGTGATCGGGACTAACGCGCCGAAACGGAACCCTTCGGTGATGCGGTCGCGGCCCTCAATGCGCGGTTGGCGCAGGATGGCGAAGATTTCGGTGAGGCCGTTGAACGGTTTATCGAGGCAGGCGAGCGAGAGGAAGCGGTGTTTCCGCCCGCAAATGCCGCATTCGGGGCGAAACCCCGGCACGGCGTCATTTTCTATGAGGTACCAGCGATTCGCCAGGACGCCCTCAGCGACCTGCACCGGACACGCGGCGGCACAGTCGTAGGCGAGCCGTGGACCGTGCCGCCGGGCGACACAATCCCGGTGATGCCAGAGCGTGCCGCCGCCCGCGTGCAAGGCGTCGATCACCACGCGCGGCAGGGCACCCCACTGTGGGGGCACTTCCGGCAAGATCAGCCGTTGCACGTCGAGCGTTGCGGTCATGGTGTCACCTCGGATTTCAACACCTCGAAGCTTATCGCCCGGATATGGACCCCGATCTCGCGGTCGTAGAGCGGCAGGAGCCCCGACACGCGCCGGATATCGATGATCCGGCACCCCGCCGCCGTGAACGCCTGCGCGACGCGCGTGGCCGGGACCAGCGCGCCGAGTGCGAGCCTGGCGGCGCGGCTCGCCTCCAGCCCGGTCTTGCCGTACGCCAGCACGTCGATGCGCGGCGTGTCGAGCGGCACGGACGGGTCGGGGCCGAACCCGCCCGCGTCCTGCACGATCAGCGCGTGCCCGGTCCAGCGGGCCGGGTCGCCCGGCAATGCCCGCATCTGCCCCCCAATCCGTTTCGTGCCGTCGCGATCATCCGCGCACAACGCCAGCAGTTCGGGAAACGACCGCAACCGCGCGATGATCGCGGCCACATGGTCAGGCGGTGCGGCGATCGTCGCGCTCATCGCAGCCGCGCGGCGAGGCGTTCCGCCAAGCGCGGGAACTCGGCGTCGGCGGCGGGGCGCAGGAACGCTTGCCCGCGTGGGGGCGGCAGGAACTCCTGGTAGAGGGCATATTCGGGGTCGCCGTCGTAGACGCCGAAACTCCCCGCTACCCCGTCCGCGACCGCCTCGGCCGGGCGTGTGGCGACCCGGGAACGCAGATAGCCAGTAGCCACGTTGACAAGGCCCCGCGCCACCTGCGCGGCGGCGGCGGTGGTCTCGTCTACCGCCGCGCGCTGCGCTTCCCGGATGCGCCCGAGGAGCCCCGCCTCGTCGAAGGTCATGGTGACGCTCATCGCCCCTCCGCTCCCGACGATACCGCCGCACAAATCAACGTCGTGTGCCCGACCAACCGCCGGACTTCTCTGACGTTGAGTGGGCCCGGCGTGAGCACCGCGCCCGCATCGTCGCGCACGTCCGTGACGCGATGCGCTTCCGTGACCGCCACCCCGGCCGGGATCAGGACGTGCCACTCGTGCGTGACGATCGACTCCCCCGCCGTGATCAGCTCGCCTTGCCCGAGCGGCTGGCCGGCGAAGCAGCGGATACCCGTCTGCGGCGCTTCGTCCGGGCCGGGCGTCGGCACTTCGTACTCATCGTAACTCGTCGCCGCGCCCGGCCCGGTCAAGGTACAGGTGCAGGGCAGATACGGCGTGGTCAGCGCGGCGATCGTCGCGGCGCTCATCACCATCGTCGCACCCGCCACGGCGCATCCTGCGGGAACGCCCCGCCCCGGAAGCGCCCCGCGTTCGGGTCGGGGCCATACAGCTCGAGCGGCGCGTACGGGGCGGGCGTCTGCGGGGTGGTGGCGGTCAGCGGCGCGCTCGCCACGCCGCCCGCCGCCGACGCCTGTGCCCGCGCCGTCGTCAGCTCCCCCAGCACCTCGCCGCGCAGTTCGAGCAGGCGTTTGGCCAGGTCGCTGGCGCTCTGGCTGTGATCGGCGTCGGTGAAGCTGACGATCTGGCGGGCCTCGCCGAGCGCGAGATCGAGCAGGCCCAGTTTCGTCTCCAGCAGGCGCAGGGCGGGCGTGGCGGCACCCGCGTACCAGGACCACAGCACGTCGTAATGCGCCGCGAGCGCGCCGGCGGGGGTGTCCCCGATCTGCGCGATCAGCAACGCCTTGAACTGGGCCTCGGTCGGTGCCACCATCGCGCTCCCCCGCCCCCGCCCGCCTACGCCGTCAGGTCGCGCAACTGCCTGATCCGGGCGTCGCCGATCCCCGTCACCGCGCGGAGCTCGTCGTCGGACGCGTCGCGGATCGCCGCGAAGTCGCGATAGCCATTGGCCGCGAGCGCGGCGGTGGCCTCCAGGCCGACCACCCCGGCCAGCCGCGCGCCCTCGTCCTCCGTGCCGACCGCGCCGCCCGGTTGCCCGGTGGTCAGGTTCGCGGGCGGCATAGCGCCCGGATCGTACGCGGCGAGCGGCGTCTCGCTCGTCTCCTCGATCGCGCCGAGCAGCAGCAGTCGCTCGATCGCCGCCCCCTCGCCGCCGAGCTCGGCGGCGGCCACATTCGCGCCCTGCGCGTGCGCGCCCACGCCGCCGTGCATGATCAGGTACCGTTTCGTGCTGGTCATCGTCCCTCCCGTTCTTCGTGCGCCTACGCCGAGGCTCAGACGTTCCCGATCACGATCGCCGAGGGCCAGTAGATCACGACCCCGCCGTTGTGGCCGCGATGGACGTCGATCTTCTTGGGCGGGCGCTCCGACTCGTCCACGATGTCGTAAGGGCCGGGCGCGGCATTGACGTTCTGCGCGTTGCGCGTCAGGCGGTAGTTCCCGAGGCTCTCGCCGCTGTTGCGCGCCCCCACCGTGACCGTCTTCCCGTCCGGCAGGAAGAGGCGGAAGACGCCGGCGTCGTCGTAGTAGCCATCGTCCAGCACCTCAACCTGGGGCAGATCGTCGTCCGCGAGGATCGTATTGATCCCGGCGATCGAGTTGTAGGTGCTGCCCGCCGCCGCGCGCCGCCCGCCGAGATCCGCCGCATTGCTGTTGCTGAGCAGGTTGTTGGCCGTGACCCGATTCATGAAGGTCCGCGCCTTGCGCCCCAGGCTGACCCCGTGGCCGCGCGACAGCAATTGCTGCGCCTGGAAGTCGCTGCGCGGGGTCGCGGTCCCGCGCGCCGACCAGGGCGTGGTCGCGGTGTAGGTCTGCAAGGGGAACGTCCCCGCGTGGACCAGCGCGCCGTGCGCGTTGAGCACGGTGAAGGTGCCGGTACTGAGGAGGGCCCAGATCACCTGCCGCATCCGCGCGACCTCGCGCGCGATCAGCTGCTCCTGCTTCTCGGTCACCAGATCGGCGACCGGGATCGGCGTGCCGAACGTCCCGAACTGGCGGCGGCGGGTCAGTTCGGCCTCGTCGATCGGCAGGAACTCGCCGTAGACGCCCGGTTCGTAGAGGTACCGCTTCATGCCGAGCGGGGCGACGCGCGGCGGCTCGCCGTTGAGCCCGCGAATCTGCTGCAAGCCGCGATAGTTGTCCCGCTGCTCCCATTCGAGCAGGTGGTTGTCGGTGAGGGCGATCGGGAACAACTGGAAGGCCGGATCGTCGAGCGCCATCGCGGCCATGAAGTCCTGGCCGATGGTGGTCAACTCGACCGAGGTCGGGTAGGCGTACTGGTTCGCCACGCGAAGCTCCTTTCACACCCCGGACGGGGCGGGCGTCATGGATCCCGTCGCTGCGGGGACAGCCGCCGCCGGGGTGTGCCGGGCGGCGTGGGTCTAGCCAAACCGGAGAATGCCGTTCGCCAGGGTGCCGCTGATCAGCGCGCCGCCGAGCGCGGTCAGCGCGCCCGCGTCGAGCCCGGTCAGGTCGGTCGTCTTGAAGACGCCGCGATAGAACGCCGGGACGCTGCGCGCGGGGAGCGCGATCTCGTCCGGCAGCGCGATCAGCCCGCCCGCCACGGTGCAGCCGTAGCGCAACACCAGCTTGGCGACCTGCGAGCCGTCGGCGTTGGCGGTGGCGTAGGGCTTGAAGGTGCCGGGCGTGGCGGTCAGTTCGCCGAGCACCGTGCCGCGCGGGTAGGTGCCGTCCGCGAGATTGACGTGGATCTCCGCCGCGTCGTCGGCCTCGTAGAACGGGTCGAGGCGATTGCTCGCCGGATCGTAGGTGCTCACCAGGACCATGCCGCCCTCCTCGTCTGTCGTGTCGTGTCGTGTCGTGCCGACCTAGACGGCCAGCGTCAAGCCCTGCTGCGCGACCAGCGTGGCGATCGTCGCCCGGTGCTCGGCGCTGAGCGCACCCGCGACCGGGATACCGTGCCGCGCCAGGATGCCGCGCCCGGTCGGGGTGAACGCGCGCTGCTCCCGCCACCGCTCGGCGGTGAACGGCTCGGCGTCGCCCTCCTGGCGCGTGTGCCGCTCCGACCCCACCACGGTCAGCGCGCCATCCTCGCCCTGCCGGAGCGGCAGGAGTTCGGCGGTGAGGTTGTGGGTCGGTCGCGCCGCCTGACGCGCGGCGAGCCCGACCACCCTGGACGCCTGCGCCGCGTCGCGCGGGTGCGCGGCGTCATCCTGCGCGGCCTCGCTGTAGGCCGTGACCAGCGCCTCACGCTCAGCCGGGATGGCGCGGTTGGCCGCGATCTCGGTCTCGGCGAACGCCGCCGCGTCGGTGGCGACGGTGGCCTCGGCGCGCGCCCGTTCGGCCTGGCGCAGCGCGGCAATCTCGGCGCGCGCCTGCAGCAATTCGTCGTTCGTGGTGTCCGACACGTCGCTCCTCCCCGCGACGATGGGGACGCCGACCGCACCCCCGCTCGCCGTGCTATTCGCCTGGGCGAAGGGGGCGTCATCGCCCGCCCCGCCCAGCCACGCCATGAACCGCTCCATCCGCCCATGCTGCTCCGTCACGACGCCTCCCGTGTTCCGCGCGGCGACGCGCCCCGCGCCCCCGCTCATCCGGCGCGGCTCCCGCGCCCGCTGCTGCAATTCCGCCACGACGCCCTCGAAGCTGCCCAGCCGATCGGCGAGGCCGGCGTCGATCGCCGCCTGCCCGATCAGCACGTCGCCGCCGAGCGCGATCACCGCGTCCGGCGTCAGGCCGCGATACGTCGCCACCGCGCCGACGAAGACGTCGGCGAGCGCGTCGACGGTGGCCTGGAGGCGGGACTTCCCCCCCTCGGTGCGCGGATCGAGGCGCTTGTGGGGCGACTGGCTGCTGATGAAGTCGATCGTGCGACCGGGCCGGGCGGCGGGGTCGGGGACGCCCATGATCACGCCGATGTTGCCGAGTATGGCATCCGCCGCGATCACCACCTCGCCAGCCGCGCTGGCGAGATAGTAGCCCGCCGACGCGGCCAGCCCGCCGACATAAGCGACGACCGGCTTGCGCTCATTGGCCGCGCGCACCATCGCCGCGAACTCCCCCACGCCGTTCGCCTCGCCACCCGGCGAATCGACATCGAGGAGGATGCTGCTGATCGCGGGGTTGTCGAGCGCGGCGTGGAGGTCGGTCGCCAGGGTCTCGATGCTGACGCCGCCGCTGATCGCGGCGAAGACGCTCATGTAGCGCGTGATCACCCCGTCCACCGGGATGATCGCCACGCCATCCCGCACCGCGACGCTGTGCGTGTTGTCCAAAGGTCTGCCCAGATCGGCGGCGACGGCTTGCGGCGAGAGATTGTCCCGATCGGCGATATGCACCAACGTTTGCAGCATCTCGGGCGTCAGCATCCACGGGGCGGAGGCGATGTGGCTACGCACCCGTGCGGCGGGACGATCGCTCATGCAGCACCCCCCCCCTGGTTGGCGGTAGCGGGCGTTGTCGGCGTTGTCGGCGTTGTCGGCGCGCTGGGGTCGGCGGGTTGCGGTGGCGCGGTGAAACGTTCCCGCTCGACGGCAGTTTCGGATGGCTCGCGCGCGGGGAGTCCCAGCGCGCCATCCACCTGGGGCTTCTGCGAGGGCGTGAACCACCCGGCGCGCTGGAGATTCGCCACCGCGTTCATGCGCGGCGTCAAGTCTTCCTCCTCGACGCCGCCCAGCGAAACGAGGGGTGTGAGCGCGGCGGCCTGCTCCCCGAAATTGATCGTGGCCCACTGGCGCAGCACGTCGCGCCGGAGCAGCCGCGCGAGCGCCTTCTTCGCCTGCCGCACGCGCGTGTTCTTGGTGTCCTGGTGGACCTGCGCGGCGGCGCGCGCCTGGTGCTCGCCCTCCGTGGTGGCAAGCGTCTGCCCGCTGATCGCGAGCGTGATGTCGCGGTTGTACATCGCGAACGCATCGAGGAACGCCGCGCCGGTCCCCTGGCTGAACAACTCCTGGATCGCGGTGCCGAACGGCACGGCCAGCGCGGTCCCATTGCGCAGCGCGATCAGCTGCGTCAGCAGCACGTCGACCGCGCGGATCACCGTGCCCGTGGGCTGGCCGTCCGGGCCGGTCTCCCACTCGTTTTGCGCCCCCTCGCCGAGGATGCCGACCAGGATCGGCGAGGCGAACTGGGTCAGGTATTTGACGTGTTCGATGAGGATCTGCTGCTTGAGGTTCCACGGGGTGTAGGCGGGGCGCAGGACGCTCGTGCCGCGCGGGTCGCCATCGACCGGGCGGAACGGGAGGTGCGCGAACTTGCCGCGCGGCAGGAGGTTCGGGGGCGGCTCCCCGCCCGCCGCGACGAAGAGCCCGCCCGGCAGGGTGCCGTACCGGCCGGGCACGCGCGCCAGGAACCCGACGAGGCGATTGTAGCGGTCCACCACGAACGACACCGCGTCGCGCGGTTTGGGGCGGAGCGCTCGCAGCACCAGGCCGGGCTTCCCGGCCACGTCGCCCGGCGCGTAGACCTGCTCGGCGACGCGGTTGCCGAGCGCCACGGCGCTCGCCAGATCCCACAGCACGTCGTCGAGCGGCGTGTCGAGATCATCGAGCATCCGTTCGGCGGCGTCGCGGATCGTCGCCGCGAGCGCGTGGCCGTCCGCCGACGCGTCGTCCACGGCGGGCGCCAGCACGACGCCATCCTCCAGGATCGCGGCGCGGAAATTGTCGACCTCGGACGAGACGCGCGCGTCGCAACACATCCGATCGTAGAGGTCGGCCCCGAAATCGCGGGTGATGTCGTCGATATACAGCGGCAGGCCGCGCAGGAACGCCGTGGACCACACCCCGTTGCCGCCCGCCGCGTATTCGCGCTGCAAGTCGGCGCGCACGGTGAGTCCCGCCCCGGACGGTGCCGACGGCGACCCCTGCGTGGTGATCCGCTCGGTGATGCGCGCGACCAAGGGCAACGACCCCGCCGCCGGACCGTCGTGCGGTCATGTGGCCTGGGGGCCGTCGTGCGGCCGCTGACAATAGTGCAATGCCCGAGAGTGTAGGGCGTACACGAACGAATGTCAACCCTGCTGCTTGACGCGCCCGACACCCGGCTGCGTCGCGGGCACACCGAGCGGGCCGGGCGGACCGGGCCGGCCCGGCGGGGGTGGCGGGGGTGGCGGCGCATCCGGCGGCGGGACGAGGGGTTCGCCCCGCTGCTCGCCGCCGAGGTAGACGACGACGCGCTTGTGACAGCCCCGGCAGTAGACGCCCCGGAGGACGCCGCGCACGAGCGTGGCGGGCGCGATGAAGAGGAGCTGATTGCAGCCCGAGGTGGCGCAGCGGTAGAACGTCTCGGCGGTCGCGACCGGTCGTCGGGTGTCCATCGCCGCCCTCCCCCGTCTATCTGATCGTCGGCACGGCGCGCGCGCCGCCCACCGCGAACCCCTGGACCGGCAGCGGACGACCCGCCGCAAGAGCAGCGATGGCTGAGGCCATGACGCAATCCTGGGTTAAGTCCCGGTCTTGGTGCGCATAGATCGACAACTCGCGCCGCCATTGCGGGAGGTCCGGGGCGACCAATTCGCCGCGCTGCATGAGGAGCTTCAGCGCGTCCAGGGCGTTGCGCTTCGTCTTCGCGGTGGTGGTGAACGGCTCCACCGCCACGTCCAGGAACTCGATCAGCGGGTCACCGCTGCCATTCGACTCCACCACCACCTTGCCGGGATACCGCCGGGCGCACGCCTCGATCCGCGCCGCCTGTTGCGGGTAGGGGAGGTTGAGGTGCCGTTCGTAGGCCACCACGCGGAACGGCGCGGTCGTCACGTCGAAGGTGAGACCGACGAACGCGTCGTTGTGCCGCCCGATGTCGAAACCGGAGACGTAGCGGTGTCCGCGTTCCGGCCCGGCGAGCGGTGGGGCACCGGGGCGGAACAGCCGGTCGAGCTCCGCCACGGTGAACACCTCGCCGCCGGAACGGAGGAAGTCCACCGCATATTCCTGGGCGAACTGCTCATCGGTCAGGTGGTCGTCGTTCTTTTTCTGCTGCGGCCAGTCGGGGATGGTGCGCCAGACCGGGTGGACCTGCCAGGGGAGGAAGTGTGCCGACCACGGGGAAGCGGCATCCTGCGCGTCGAACCAGAGGCGCGCGAAGAGGTTATCCCGGCCTTTGACGGAGGAGAGGATGATCAGCCGCCCGCCCGTCTCGGCGAGCGTCGGGGTGATCGCGGTGTAGATCTCGTCGCCGTACTGCATCCACGCCATCTCATCCAAGACGACGAGCGTGGCGGCGACGCCGCGCCCCGCGCCGAGCGTGGCGGACTGGACGGTGATCGAACCGCCATGGGGGAACACGATGCTCATGGTATTGTCGGTCGTCGGGCGCGCGGGCAGGCGGCTGATCGCGGTACGGACGTATTGCAAGAACTTCGCGGCCTGATCGCCCGTGCGCGAGACGACGAGGACCGTGCCCCCGGCCAACCCTTCGGCGGCGCAGATGAACGCCACGTCCTGACTGATGCCGATCTGGCGCGACTTGGCGACGATGAGACGGTCGGACGGGTCGGCGAGGATGGCGTCCTGGTAGTCGCGCGCCACGTCGGCGTAGCGTAGGACCGCGCCGGCTGCGGTGCGCAGGATGGCGTGCTGGTGTGCCCACGCGAGCGGTGCGAGTGGGGCCGACGCGGCGACCGGATAGAGCGCGCGGTACTTGGCCCTGGTGCGGGCGTAGCCGGGGGAGTAGGTCGCAGGCGCTGCGGTCATCGCGCCTCCTTGTTCCAATACGGTTCTCAGCGAGTTGGAGAAACGCTAAGCACCAGATCGCGCTCGATGCTGTCCACCACGGCGCGATCGTCGCCCTTGCCGATCTCGGCGGCGATGGCCTCGGCCTCGCGGCGCTTGTCGGTGAGTTCGAGGCGGTCGGACGGCTTGCGCCACTCGCCCCCGCCGCGCCGTTCCAGGTAGAAGGTGATCGCGGCGACATTGCCCTGCCGCGAGGCGTGGCCGAGATCTTCGACGTAGAGGGCGATGGCCTCGGCTTCCGCCGTCGCTACTGCCGCAGAAAACACAGGGTAGTGTTTCCGCCAGGCGCGGAGGGTTTCGTAGCTGAGTCCGCTCATGCGCGCCGCATTGGTGAGCGTGTTGCCCCCCCGGATCGCCTTGACGATCCGCGTGGAGATGTCCTCGTTGTACTTCAGCGGCCTAGCCATGGATGAGCCTTACCTGGGGATGTTTGGCGGCATGACAGGGAACACACAGAGTGAGACCGTTGATCAGGTCGAAGCGGCGATGCGGATGGGTGGCCCAGTGGAGGATGTGCTGGGCATGAAGCGCCCCGCGTGCGCCGCATTTCCGACAGGTGTGGTTGTCGCGCGCGAAGACCGCGTTACGCCATTTGGCGTACTCGGGGGTATTGCGCCCCCCGCCCGAACCGGCGCGGATGCGGTTATCGACGGTGGCGATGTCGAGGCGATAGGTGAGCAACAGTCGCTCCCCATCGTGCAGATTACGGAGTTTCGCGTCGAGTTCACGCGTGAACTCCGCCAATGCCGCCTCGCGAATATCGGCGGTTTGATGAAGTCGCTCCGGGATCACTTGCTCGTGAATCGCTTGGACGATCTCGCGCGTCTTACGCTCTTGCTCGGTTACGAACATCGCGCAATCCTTTCGCCGTGTGGATCGAGCCGTCGCCAGCGGCAGAGGGTGCGGTAGGTGATCCCGGCCACGGCGGCGGAGGTATGGAGGGTGTTCCCGTTGCGAATGGCGTCAAGGAGCGTCTTTTGAACGGCGAGGCTCTTCCGCTTGTTCGGCGTGCCCTTGGGTTTCGCCATCGCCCCTCCCCGTCCGTCGTCCACGCGTCGCCCCTGCCTACTTAGTGTACAGGTGACACGATGTTACGTCAATCGGCGGCGGGGCGCTCAGCAGTACGCCCCATGGAGCAGCACCACCGCGCCGGGCCGGTCGAAGTACGTCTCATGCAGCGTGTAGGGCGCGTCGGCGTGGGGCCGCAGCCCGCGCGCCATGAGCGCCGCATCGAGCAGCGCGCGGGCCTCGTCCGGGTGGCGCGCCACGATCACGGCGGCCACGCCCACGGGATCGTGGCCGTCATGGTCGGTGCAGAAGTAGAGCAGGTGGCCGGGCGGGACTGGGGGTCTCATCGCCCCGCCTCCTGCGCCTCGATCGCGTCGGCCAAGGCCACCAATTCCGCCGCCATGGCGCGTGCAAACCCCGGCGACAGGAAAAAGTCCTGATCGAGATAGCCTCCGGGGCGGTCGTCACGGATGCCGATACAGATCCAGACCTCGCGATCGTCGCGATTGAGCAGCAGGTAGCCAGTCTCGTTATTGACACTCCACGCTTGATCGGCATCGTCCTCGACGTCGCAACGGTAGTCGCCCATCGGCGTGCTGTTACCCATCACCGCCCTCCTCCCCGTCCCCCGCCCCGGTCGCGGCGGCGCGGCGCGCGGCGAGGGCGGCGCGCCACGCGTCGATGCGACCCTCCAGGGCGGTGAGATCGTCGCCTTCCTTCTCGTTGTCGGCCTGGTAGCCCGCCAGCCACACCATCAGGCACTCCCCCAGCATGTCGCGCGCCTCATCCAGTGCCGCCGCGTCCGCCCGCTCGCGCGCCTGAGCGGCGGCGAGCGCGTCGAGGATGAGCGTGAGGTCCGCCCGCAGCGTCCCGTAGAGATCGCCGGACACCACCCATGGCTGCCCATCCGCGAAGGCCCGCAGCCGCGCCACGGCCCCGTCCGGCGCGGCCCCCGTCGTCTCACTGGCCATCGCTCAACCGCCTCATGCCGCGTTGCAGGGGCGACCGATGCGCCACCGCCAGCACCACCGCGACTTCCTGCGTGGTCGGCTCGCGCCCCAGAAGCGCCGCCATCCTGCCGCGAATCGGCGCGTCGTGCGGGATCGTCCGCTCTTCCAGGAGCGCCCGCGTTGCCTCGCGCGAGGTCCACCGCGGATCGGGGAAACGCGGCGTCTCGTCCGGCGCGTCCCCCGGCGGCGTGGTGGCGGGGTCATTTGGCATCGGTCGCCTCCTGCGCTCGTGTGAGCGCCCTTCGCGCCCCCGGACAGACCCCCCGGCCACAGTCCCGCCAAGTGCCCGCCTCGTCGCCGTGATACGCCTGATGGAGTATTTGGGCGAAATACGCCAGGTCCGCGATCAGCGCGTCGAGGGCCTCGCGCAGCCGCGCGATCTCCCCTGATTCGTCTGTCGCTCTCGCCATCATGCCCCCTCCGCTCCCGGCAGCGGATCGTCGTTGTCGTCGCCCCAGGTGAATAGCGCCGCGACGAACTCGATATGTGCGTCATCGAGGTTCAACCGAGCGCTGCCGCGATCGGTCGCCAACCGCCGCGTGCGCTCTACGTCATAGTTGGTCGGATCGACCTCATACGCATACGCCGCCACCGCCCAACGGATGAACGCGCGCTTGTACTCGTCCATTGCCTGCGTCAGTTCTGGCCGTATCTCGCCCATCGGTACCGCAGCCATGGCCCGCACCCCTCTCGCTACGCCGCCTCAACGCTTTCGAAAGTCAACCGCACCATACCGGCGCGTAGCTGCGGATTCCTGCTCCAGCGGATCTCGCCCCACACGATCTGGCGATCATTTGAAATCACGATGCCCTGGACGCCATCGCAACTCGATTTGAGCAGCGCGATGGCCCCGTCATCGTCGAGTCGCCGCGCCCCTTTCGGCAGGATGAACTCGACCGAGAGGCGCACCGGGCCGGTCGGCCAGCGCGGGCCGTCGCGGCTAGCGCACCGCGCGGCGAGCGCGGCTTCGTAGCGCGCGGCCATCGCGAGTTTTGCCCGCTCGTAGCGGTTGCGAGAGCCATTGGGGCTGAGGCGGTAACTCGGGGTACTCACCACGATCGTCAGTGCGCCCTGCGCCTCGCCAGCGCCCCCGTGCTGGCCGGTAGGCATTGCGGTGGTGTCACCGGCCATCGTCGCCCCCCTCCGCGATCAGCGCCCGCACGTACCACTCCTTGCCTCGCACGAACGGGTGCCGCTGGGCGTGGCATGTTGTGCAAAGCCAAACGACATCAAGCGGGCGCGAATAATCCTCGTGGTGCGCCTGGATGCCGCGCTCCGAACCGCCGCACCCGGAACACGCATCGGGCTTGGCAACATCCCCCGCCCTCACCGCCGCGTGCAGCCGCCGACGCGCCAGGACATGGCGCACGCGATCCGCTTCTGTGCGGGTACGATCGAAGAAGTGGCTCCTCGCCCCCGAAATCCTGGGTGCGCCCTTTTTCCCGTTCGCGGCGGCGTTTTCTTTTTTCAGACACCCGCAAGAACGAGTGCGTCCTTGGATTAAGTGCCGCGAGGGGACACGCTTGCGGGTGCCGCAAGCACACACGCACAGCCACATCAGACGGCCCTGTTTGTCCTGGCCGTGGGGTTCTCGTGCTTTCAGGCGACCGAACGTTTCACCCGCCAGTTGACGTCGTCTCATCGCGGTCCTCCCCCATCGTGATCAACTTTTCGACGTAATAGCGGGCCTTGCGATAGTCGATCAGCGCAGCGCCCTTGCGCCCGGCGCGCGAGAGATACTTCAGCGCGTTGCCGAGCAGGAAACCGCGCAACTCGTCGGGCGTCAGCTTCGCCCGCAGGTAATCGATCGTCTCGATCCCGCCCGCCGTGTAGTGATCCGGGCGGTCGATCTGCGCCGCCACCACCTCGGCTTGCGCCGGTGGTGCCCCGTCACGCGCGTTTGCGGTCGCGGTGTCTCGGCGTGCATCGTGGCCCTCCTCGCGCGTTAGGGGACCGCTGGCGGCGCAGGCGGTCGCCAGGGCGGCACCGAGGCGGGCGGCGGCCTCGGCGCGGGCCAGGGGGGTCACGAGGCACCCCACAATCGCTGTGCCCGCAACCACTGTTCCCGGCCTTCGGGCACCCACACGACATCGACGGCATCGGCCTCTTCGTCCAACACCACCCGGGCATACCCGGCGCAATACATCCGCAGCATCGTCTCGGTATCATGGCCGCGCTGCACTCCGGCACCGATCAAGACCGCCAATAACGTTCGCAGGATAGCGCTAATCTGATCGAAGTCTCGCGGCAGCGTCGCGTCCGCCTCACCCATCGCCCTGGCCCTCCCCCGCGTCGTCGCCCCACAGGCCCGGTCGCCCTGCCTCGGCTTGCCGCAACCCGGCAAGCACCCCTGGTGGCGCATCCCACGACCACAACCCGAGCGACCCGCGCGCGGGGATCGGCTCCGGCAGGGCCACGATGTCCCCGAGGAACCAGGCGTAGCGGCCCGGCGAGTAGTCGCCGAATGCCAGTTCGTTGCGACTCGGCGAGTAGCTATTGTCCACCTCCTCGACGGGTACGCAGTAGGCGAGGCGACACACGGCGATGACCGCCCCCAGCGGCAGGCCATCGTCCGGCGCGTGCAGGCCCAGCCCGGCCAGACGGAGTGCGCTGTGGCATGGTTCTTCCAAGCACAGGGCTTGCAAGCCGGGCGGGCCACCGACCGCACGCAGGCCCTTCGCCGCGTGGATCGCCAGCGGCCCGTGATAGGGCGTCCCCCAGGAGCGCGTCTCGATAGCTTTGGCCTTGATCGCCACCAGCGTGGCAAACGGTTGGGTCAAACTTAATGCCCGCATGGTCGCTCCTCCTCTAGCCCTCGCGCGTCAGCCGGTGTCGCCGCGCGGTCGCCGTCATCGCGCGCCTCCTCCTTGCTGTTTGCCGCTGCCGCCCCTAGCGGATCGTCGGCAGCCGTGTCGCCGTCGCCGGTCGTCGCCGCAGCTCATCCACGACACCCTCGTATTCGCCGAGCAGGCCGATGAACAGATCGTCGTGCGCCGGATCCTGTCGCCGCATGTCCAGCCCGTTCCAGAGGCGCGCGTAGAGCCGATCGCGGCGCGCGGCGAGGTCGGCGGTCGTCTCAGGCATCGTCCACCTCCGCTATCTCGGCGTCCCAGGGGTCGGTCGGCTCGCGGCGATACGCGACCGGCCCGCTCGCGTTGTACCGCCCGGTCAGCGGGTCGTAGAACAACTCGACCATGCCCGGCATACCCGACTCGGGCTGGAAGCGCACCTTCTGGACGTAGACCTGGGTGGGTCGCCGGTCGTCGGACGATTCCCGGTGGACCACGATCCCCACGTCCGCCTTGTTGCGCCACATCGAGCCGCCGGAGATGTCGTAGAGGGTCGGCACGGGGTAGGCCCCCTCCACCTTCGCCAGGGTCCGGGGATGCGCCACGAGCCAGACATGCACCTTGTGCGCGCGGGCGAAGCGCTTGATGGCGATCAGGCTCTGCCCCAGGTACTCGTCCTCGCGCAGCCCTGGGGGGCGGCTGTGCTCCAATTCGTTCCAGGGATCGATCACCACGCCGGTCACGCCACGCCGACGGATCGCCACGCGCGCCAGTTCGAGGATGCGATCCAGCGCGTAGCCCCGCTCATCCTCGTCGGGCGGCAGGACGAAGGTCACGTACTCGTCGATCCACGCCCGCGCCTCGTCGCGTTCCGTGGCCGTCATCCGGGGGTGGGGGCCGCGCCGAAAGGGCTTACCGGTCGCGATCTGGAGGAGTTGCCCCAGGTGGCGCTCCAATGGCTGGTTCTCGGGCGAGCAGATCGCGAAGCGCCACCCGTGCGCCACGATCAGGTCGACCAGCAGCCAGTCCAGCCAGGCCGTCTTGCCCATGCCGGGGATCCCGGTCAGCACCGTCAGCGCCCCCGGCTTGACTTTGTAGAGCGCGGCCAGCGGCGCGCAGGTCGGCTCGACCCCCCCGGCCATGCCGTGGTCGTACAGGTCGGAGAGCCGGTCGGCCAGATCGTTGGGGGTGAAGAGTCCGGCCACCGGGACCGGGCGCGCCGCGTCGAGGCAGGCCGCGAGGGCCGGTGCGCCGTGCCTGACCAGGACCTCGTTGGCGTCCTTGCACCCCTCCGGCCAGGCGACGACGCGGCAGCGCGCCACCCCGATGCGGCGGATCAGCTCGTCTTGCAGGCCCCGGCCCGGCGCGTCGTTGTCCACCGCGATGATGTGATCGGCGATCCCCTCCAGGGTCGCGGCGGCGCTGTCGAGCGGGGCGAAATGGCCGGTCGGGTTGCGGGACTCGGGCGGCGGCGCGCCGTTCGGCATCGAGACGCAGGAGGTGAAGCCGACCACCGCGCAGGAGAGCTTGTCGATCTCCCCCTCGACCCAGACCAGCGGGCGGGCGGGATCGATATCGTCGAGGCCGTAGAGCAGCAATTCGGCGTCCTTCTCCATGCGGAAGTGCTTGGCCCCGTCCCGGTATTTCACGTTGATCACCGCGCCATCCCGGAAATACGGGAAGGCGATCGTCGCCACCTCGCGCCCTGCCTGCGGCATCCAGATCTGGCGCGATTCCAGGCGGTGCGCGTCGATCACCGCCGCCGTGAGGTGCCGATCGCCGGTCAGCCAGGCCCGCGCCCTGGCGTCGAGCGCGTCGGGATGCGACGGCGCGTAGGCGGGCCGGGCGAAGCGCCGGGGCTGCCGCACGCCGGGGATCGTGCCGTAGTCGTCCGCGCCCGTCTTCACGCCGCCACTCCAGCCGCAGTGCTTGCAATCCCAGGTCCCCTTGTCCGCGTTGACCGCCAGGCAGCGCTCGTGCGCCTTGCGCCGCGCGGCGCTGCACCGGGGGCAGGTGGTGCGGACCTCCCCCGTGGCACCGGGGGGCACGTCGATCCCGTGGTCCTCCAGCGTCGCCATCAGTCGTAGACCTGCCGCGCCCTGGCGACCTGGGGGTGGTTGTGGGGCAGGGCGCGCAGCGGGCTGGCCGGTTCGTCCTCCCAGCGGCGCTGGTTGAGCCAGGTCGAGGGCAGATTGATGTAGCGGCCCCCCTCCTGCTGCCACTCCGCCGCCTGCATCTTGCGGGCGATGGCGTCGAGCATCAGCGCCACGGTCGCCTCATCCGGCCTGTGCCGCTGCCACCACTTGACGGCCTCGGCTTTCGACTCGCGCCGGGGGTAGGCCCGCCAGAAGCGATCGAAGCGCCCCTGGTCCGCACGGGGCAGCGCGCCGCCAGCCAGCAGCCGGGGCGACGACATCGCCCCCTGGGGGGTAGGGGGGGACTCTTCCTCTTCTCTTCTCTTCTCTTCTCTTCTCTTCTCTTCTCTTCTACTAGGCGGTACCCCTCCCGTATCGCTCGATGGTGTATCGGCTAACGATACGGGAGGGGTAGGCGAATCCCCGTCGCTTTCCGGCGGTGCGGGCAGATTGCTCGGGGAGGGTTTGTCGATCCTTTGCCACTGGCGGAAGTTGGTGAAGACGAGATAGATCCGCCCGTCGGCCTCGTACCGCCGCACTTGGCGCATGGCCTGAAGGATCGCGGCCAGGTCGTCCTCCGTGTCGGCGATCGTCGTGTCGGCGTAGACGGTCGGCACGACCAGCCGCACCGCCGCCGCCGAGCCTTTGAGCCGCCCGTCGTCGTCGGCATTGGAGAACAGGCCGATGTAGAGGAGCTGCTGGCGGGGGGTCAACTCGGCCATCCCCTCGTCCTGCCAGATCGACGGATCGATCATGCGCTTGCGTGGCATCAGCGTCCCTCCTTGAGCATGGTCACGGTGGCGAGCGTCTGCCGCAGCGCCCGCAGGTAGGCCCCCCGGCGCTGCTGTCGGGCGCTGGCCCGGTCGGCGCGCGGCAGTTCGGCGGTGGCGTCGAGGGTGGCCGCGTAGTCCGCGCCGAGGGGCGCGAGGGCGTCCGCGATCTCCGCGTGGGTGCGGAGCCGGTCCAGGGCGGCGGCGGTGTCCCCAGTGGTGCGCCAGGAGCGGTCGCGGGTCGGGTCGGGCATCAGGACACCCCCAGGGGCAGGACGGCCTGCTGTAAGCGGCGCGCGGCGAGTTCACAAAACCGCTCCTCGACATCCACCCCGATGGCGCGAATCCCGGCGTCTTTGGCCGCGCGTAGCGTGGTTCCGCTGCCGCAAAAAGGATCGAGCACGGACATTGCGCCGCTGTCCCGTATAGCGCGGGCGGGCAGGCCGAGCGGGAACGGCGCGGGGTGTCCCGTCTCGTCATGCTCCATGCCCAGCCGCCACATGTCGCTGCGACCGGACGCCGCGTGGTCCCGCAATCGGAAGCCGGGCTTGGCGAACAGCAAGAGCCATTCGTATGCCGATGCGTAGCGGCGCAAGTTCACCCCGATCCCGGTGCCGCGATCCCAGGTGATGATCTGGCCCAATGTCAGCCCGCCGAAGTCGAGGCCGAGCGGCAGGCGCACCTTGCCGTGTTCCACGCGCGGACGGTGGTTGTAGTAGATCGCGCCGTCGTCGCCGACGACACGCCACAGGGCGGCGAGGACCGCGCGCTGCCACTCGTCGTACCGCTCCTGGGGCATGGCATCGTCGTGCGCGCCGTAACCGTCACGGAATCGCCCCGCCCGGCTATTCGCGCCCGGACGGTACATGCCGCGCCCGTTGCCGCCCGGCACGAGGCCCATGTTGTAAGGCGGGCTGGTCACAACCAGATCGACCGCCCCGACGGGCAGGAAAGGCAGCACGTCCTCGCACCTGCCGTGATAGATCGTGATCCGGCTATTCGTGTCCTGGTAATACGGGTTTATCGGCACGTTCGTACCTCCCCGTTTCGCGGTTGAAGCGAACGATGCCGTCGTTCAGCAACCCGACGAGCAAGGCGTCGTAGGAATTGTGAACATCGTTGTGGTGTGACTTGTCTCGGCATACATAGAGATTTTCTCGCGCATTGTCCGCTCGTATAGCGTTGACGTGATGCACGATTTCTTCGGGCGTTAGCGGACGGCCCAACGATGCCTCCATCGCAAGGAGATGTTCTGCTCGCCAACGCCCTTTGCCCACGACCACCTTGACGAGAACGTAGCCATCGTGACCGAGGCGCGTCTCGCCGAGCGGCATACGTTGACGTTTCGTGTTCCAGGCCCGCCGTTGAGCGTCGCCAATCTTGCGACGATACTCCGTCGTCCGGGGAAGTCCTCGCAAGTTGTGACCACTCACAAACTTGCGCCCCTCTGCCACTGCTTGTCCGCAACCGCACGCACACAACACCATGCCCATTCTCCTTACTATGGGACATAGTATAACATTTTCTAGTACGGTAATCCTGATCGTAGTAGGGGATCATGCGGCCCGCGCTTCCCGCGCCGCCGCGCAGCCCGCTCGCGCCCGCTCGTACAGGGGCTCGTCGTCCCAAGAGCTAGCGGTGTGACGTTTTCGTAGCCAACCATCGCCGTCGTAGTACAGCCCACGTGGCCACACGAAGGCGATCTCGTCCAACAACAACACAGGCAGGCGCGGCTGTAGTGCGGGGTCTGTGGTTGTCATGCCGCCCGCCCTTCCCGCCCCGCCGCGCAGCCCGCCGCGTCGGCGCAGCGCCAGCCGAACAGCCCGCGCACCAGCGCCTCGGCCAGCATGAGCCGGTCACACGCGCCGCAGGTCGCCCAGATCGGGCGCAGTCCCGTCGCGCGCACCAGCCTCGCGCCCCGCGCGGTCGCCACCACCGTCGGCGGCGGTGCGGGTTCCCGCTCCTCCGTCGCCGCCCCGGTCGTTGGATACCCGGCGGCGTCCTCCGCCCGCTGTCGCGCCCGGTACGCGCGCACCCGCTCCGCCATCGCCGCCCGCCGCTCCTGCTCGATCGCCATCGCTGTCATCATCCCCCCCTAGCCCGCATATCCAGCGGGCTTGCCCGCCAGCACGTCGCCCGGCGCGTCGGCCAGCGCCTCGCTGATGTCGGCTTCGTCGCCAGGGTGCGGTCGGTTGTGCCACGCCGCCTCGATCAGGTCGGTCGTGACCAGCATCGGCACCCGCGCCTTCCAGTCGCCCAGCGTGGACAGTCCGCCGTCGAGCGCGAAGAGCCGGTCGAGCGCCTGGCGTTGCTGCGCCTCCGGGTGCCGCTCGTTGAGGTAGGCCAGCAGCTGCTCGGCGCGCTCGGCCACGCTCGCGACGGGCGGCGTCGGCGCGTCGTCGGCGGCGGTGTCGTTCACCGCGCGTCGCACCTCCGGTGAGCGCATCAGGGCGGTGAGATCGGCAGCCTCGACGGGCGCGGCCTCCACCACCGCCGCCTCGATCGGGGCGACGCTGGCCTGTCGCGCGGCCTTGATCCGCGCCCAGTGTTCCATCGCGATCCCGCGCTGCGTCGCGGTCATGGCCGGGCGCGCGGCCTTGAGCCGGTGGGCGAGCGTCTGCCCCGCGAGGCCATCGGCGGCGTCGCGATCGAGGTCGCCGATGAACGCCACGAACGCCCGGTGCGGCATGCCCTCCGGCGGGGCGAGTTGCGCGGGCGGCACCTCCACCACCGTGACGGTGCCGCGTTGCTGGTCGCCATCCTGTGCCCAGTTGATCTCTTCGTGGACCGGCAGCGACACGTCGAAGGCGCGGCGGAGCGCCATGCATTCCGCGCGCACCAGGGCCATTTCCGGGCCGTATTGCTTGTTGCGCCCGGACTTCGCGTAGCGCCCCCAGAACGTGAAGGGGAGCCGCATATCCTTCCGCCAGATCGCCACCTTGGCGAGGTGGTGGGTCTCGTTCTCCTCTTGCGCCAGCACCTCGATCCCGTCGAGCATCCCCGAGCGGTGGGCCAAATTCCACAGCCCCTTGTGCGTGACGTACGGCTTCCCGTCCACGGGGATGAGATGCCCCAAGACCGGGTTGAAGCCGCTGGACTGCGCGACCATCATGATGGCGTCGATCTCCGCCTCCCCGACATTGCGCGCCACCATGCCGCGCAGCACGCGCCGCACCTCCAGCCAGTCCGTCTCGGTCTGCGCTGTCGCCAGCGTCTGCGGGCCGACCGTGGTCAGCGCCCGCTCCTGGCTCGTCATCGTTGGCCTCCCCGCGACTTCGCCGCTTTGTAGTAGCCTCCGGCGGCGTTGTAGGGCCTCCCGCGCGCCACCCAGGCCCGATAGTCCGCTTCGCGCAACGGTCGATACTGGCGGGGGGCGCTGCGTCCGGGGATGAGGTGCCACCGACCACGGAGCCAGTACATCCCTAGCATCGCGTCACCCCCGTGTCGTCGCCGAGCCAGCGCGAGCAGCGCGGCCCGTCCGGGTCGGGGTACAGCGAGGCGATATAGGCCGGGGACGCCTGTTCCGGGTGCGCTTCAAGCCAGTGCCACGCGGCGAGGATGTCCCGAACGATCCGGCGCTGCCCGGCGGCCCCGGTCATCAGCGCCCGCTCCTGGCTCGTCATCGCGCCACCTCGTAGAGCAGCAGCCACGCCCGCTCCCCGCCTTGCAGATAGACACCCGAGACCCCGACTCCGGGCACCGCCAACCACATCGGCCCGGTCAGTGGGATCGCCTCCGGCGCGAGCGAGGCGGAGACGAAGCGCACGCCCATGTCGTCGCACATCTCGCGCAGTTCTTGTCGGTCCTCGTCGTCCCCGTCCGTCCATGACGCCCACATGACGTGCGCGTGCCGGTCGCCCCGGCAGTAGGCGTTGCAGCCAAGCGCGGCATGCCGCGCCTCTAGCGGCGAGCGCGTCGTCAGCATCGCGTCACCCCCGTGTCGTCGCCGAGCCAGCGCGAGCAGCGCGGCCCGTCCGGGTCGGGGTACAGCGAGGCGATATAGGCCGGGGACGCCTGTTCCGGGTGCGCTTCAAGCCAGTGCCACGC